ATGGCTGGTAAAAGAGTTCGTCAGAACGGAACGTGGGAGTATGTTTTTAAGCGCAAAGGCGTGCTGAAAGCCCCCATCTATTTCACCTTCGACTCGGAGGAAGAGGGGGATTGTTATGCCGCTAAGGCAGAGGCTCTTCTTGACCGGGGCATCATTCCTGTTGAGATGCTGGAGGGCGGCGTCCGCACCCTCGGGGAGCTCTGTTCTCTGTACGGCGAGTCCGTGACCATGGTCGATAGCGAGGCCGAGCTTTTGCCCACCATCCAGCGCATGATAGATCGCGTCAGGATCGAAAAACTGACCTACGCCTGGGTCGAGAGCCTCGTCGCTGATTTGAAGGCCGCTGGGCGCTCCGCAAGCACCATCTCGAAGCGAATTTGTGGCCTCGCCAGGGTCGTCGACTGGGCTATGCGGCGCAATCTCGTCAGCCTTGAGGCCAACCCGCTGCGCCTGTTGCCCCGTGGCTATTGCGCTACGAAGATTGATAAAAACAAGCTATGGGAAGGTGAGCGCGACCGGCGTCTGGAGCCCGACGAGGAAAAGGCCATCCGCAAGGTGTTGAAAGACCCCTTCGAGCGCCTGCTCTTCGATATGGCCCTTGAGACGGCCATGCGCCTGTCCGAGATGTTCACCCTGCGCTGCGACCAGATCGACCTGAAGGCCAGGACCATCTTTCTCCACAAGACCAAGAACGGCTCCCGGCGCCAAGTCCCGATCACGTCGGTCTTGCTCAAGCTACTGCAAGAACACGACATGACCAAAGAGCACCTGTTCCATGTCTGGTGGAACGGCGACGAGAGCCAGCGCACCATCGTCAGCAAGCGCCTGACTCACCTCTTCGCACGCAGGATCAGGAAGGCCGGGGTGAAGGACTTCCGCTTCCACGACCTTCGTCATGAGGCCACCAGCCGGTTCTATGAGCGCACTCGCTTGACTGACCTGCAGGTTGCCTCGATCACCGGCCACAAGGGCTTCAGGATGCTCCAGCGCTATGCCAACCTGCGCGGGAGCACCCTTGCTGAATCCCTCTGGTGATCACTCTCCGACCAAACTCTCCATGGCCCTGCCGGCGAGGTTCCCGGCAGGGAGAGCCTTGGCCAGCTCCACAGCGACCTTGCGATCCTTCAGCGGCTCGAACTCCGTCTCACCACTGAACGGCGAGAGATTCGCCGAGAACTTGATGCCGGGGATCGGGCTGCTCAGCGTGTTCTGAATCTGATCCCAGAACGGGCCAGCAAGCTTGGCCGGATCGAACTGCGTCACACTCTCCATCCACATCTGAGGCACGCCACCAAGGTTCGCCTGACCGTAGCCATACTCCAGGTAGCCGTCCAGACCACCCTGCATCCAGTACGGCTCGTCGCCCGGAATCAGCATCTCCTTCACCGCACCGGCAGCGATGCTGATGGAGGCGAAGCCAAGGCCTGCGACCAGGGCAGGGCGCAGATTGCCCTGAGCAGCCTGAGCCAAGATGCCCTTCAGCATGACGCTGTGGAAGGCATAGGCGAAGTTCTTCAGGTGAGCGAAGGTTGCCATGCGCGGATCGCTCATCCACGTCGCACGCACTGCCGGATTCGAGCTCATGACTGCGTCCTGGACAAAGCGCTGGATCGCAGCCCGGTTTGCTGCGTCGGTGGTATCCAGGTTGCCGTCCTTGTCGAGCTTGATCGACTTCGGATCAGCACCTTCACCGAAGAGTCGCTCAAAACGAGCCTGTTCACCGTCCTTCTTAAAGTCGACGCCGTTCTTGGCCCAGTCCATGATGATGCGTTCGCCGACACCGGCTGCCGTGATCCGCACCCCGCGGTTCCAGCCCTCCATGCCGATGATGCGGAAGAACTTGTTGTTCACCTCGCGGGCCTTCTCACTCATGTAGACCGAGCTGTAGTTCTGGCCCAGCGTGTCAAGCATGGCGCCGGCGTCCGAGACACCCCACTCTTCAGCCCGCAGCGTGGCAGCGTCACCACCCTTCTTGCCCATCCATGTGTTGCGCACTTCGCGCATGCCAGCGGCGAAGGCGTTCCAGGCGTCACCGAGCGTCCCGCCCTGAACAGTGATGCCGATCACGTCGGAGAGGTTCGTGAACAGGGCCAGCGGGAGCAGGCGCACGTTCTGGTAGGTGTTGATCCAGCTGTTGATGCTGCGCATGCTCTGGCTGATCTCGTTGCCCAGCGTACCCTCCATCGCACGCACGGCGTTGATGGCGGGCCGCAGCTTGACCTCTGCTTCCATCATGCTCGCGTTGGCTGCATCCGCTCCGACCGCAGCGCGGTGGAGGTCGGCGCCGACCATGCGCAGCGTCGGGTACGGCTCAGGGAATGGCACACCTGGGTTGTCCTTCATCCAGGCACCCTTGGCCTTCTTCCACGCCTTGATCGCCGGCTCCAGACCCGCCTTCGCCTTGTCGACCAGTGCTTGCCCACCCATCTCGCGCAGGAAGGCGGTATCCATCGCATCGGCGATCACCTCCCCACCGTAGCCGAAGCGCTTCTGGTACTCAGCACGCTTGACCATGGTGCGGGTGTAGCTCGTGACGATCTCGATCAAGTCCTTGGACTTGTACTTGCTGAAGGCCTCCTTGTCGAGCCAGTCGAGCTCGCGGCGGTTCACCGCAGCAGCCGCCGGCGTGATGCCAAGGCTCCACTCACTCTCCTGGATGTCGACCAGACCCGTGCTGTTCAGGAGCCGGGTGTAGATTTGCTCGGCGATCATCTCGGGAGTGATGTCGTTCACCTCCGACTTGGCGATGATCTTGCCGGATTCCATGAACTCGTCTTCCGCCCGTGCGATCTCCGCCTTCGCCGTGGGCGACTCCACCTTCGCGTTCGGGTTCTTCCTCCAGATAGCCAGCTCGGCGTTCGCCTGCTGCGCCATGTAGGCCAGCTGGTCGGCGTGCTTCGCCAGCAGCGTCGACACGAAGCCGTCGTGGTCCTTGGTGAGCGCTTCAATCGACCAGGACTGCGTGAAGTAGTTCTTGCGTTTCTGCAGCGGCACCCAGCGCTCGTCGCTCGTCGGGTCAAGCCTGCACACGTCGGACTGGACAGCGTAGTTGTACATCTCGCCGTAGTAGTCGCGGATGTAGTCGACCAGCTTGCTGATCTTCTGATCAGCCGGGTGCGTCGTACCGCGCTCCAGGTGCTGCAGGGCGATCTCCATGTCCTTGTCGTCGTACTTGCCTTGGGTCAGGAAACGCTCGAAGGCGTTCAGGCGAGTCTGGGCCTCGCCGTGAGCTGCCTCAAGGAAGCCGCCACGAGCCATGAGGCTCGGGTCACGCGCTTGGTTGCGCATCGACTTACCGGCCATCTGGTGGAACTTGTCGGCAATCTGCTTCAGCTCGGGGTGATCCCTGTACAAGTTCAGCATCGTCTCACTGGTGACGACGTACTTGCCGAACCCGCGCCAGAAGCCCTCAGCACGCTGACCAAGCTCGTCGATGGTCTTCTGGTGAGCTTCGGCACTCTTGCGCAGCGCGTCGTAGACCGCGTCCTTCGACTCGGTGTCAGCCACCGCGCCGCTGGCGAAGTCGCGGAAGAACTTCTCGACCAGGGCGCGATCCTCGGCAGAAGCCTTCTCTGCCAAGCGCTTGTCACGGACACCAGCGTTGACGAAGGCGTGGAGGTCTTTAAGCACGTTGGCGATCCAGTCCTTGATGGTCTGGAAGAGATTCTTGGTTTCCGGCCCGACGTTGATCATGCCCATGTCCCAGAACTGGAACAGGAAGGCCGCGGCTTCTTCCGGCTTCTTCAGCTGCTTGACGGCCTTCGGGTGATCGGCCAGGAGCTGCTCCAGCTTGCGCATGATGATCGGGTTCGTCGCCACGCGCTCGATGATCTGCGCGACGTTCTCGGCGCCACGGGTGCGCAGCTGAGCGAAGAGCTCGTGCAGCGCCTCGTGGTACTGCGTGCCGTTCGGTGCAGCAGCGGCCAGCTTGATCCCGTGCGGCGTCCACATCCCAGCCTTACCGCCCAGGTCTGCGACCACTTGCGCGTCGTAGTCCTTGCCGAGAATGCGGGCGATGTCCTTCAGAGCCTGCTCGGGATCGAGCTTGGCGTCGGACGTGGTGGATTGCTCAGAGGACTTGGCGCCACCCACTTCACTCAAGCGATCGCGAATCAGCTCCTGAGCTTCGAAGACGACGTTGCTCTTTGCGTCCGTGTAGTTGTCGAGATCGTTGCGCTGCCAGAAGGGGTTGCTGTTGTCAGCTGGGAAGAAGGTCTCCAGCGCGTCGGAGGCCTTGCCCAGCTTGTCGAACGGAAGCGACTTGATGTACGCCTGCATGTCCTTCATCGACAGCGAGGCGACCTTCATCACCCAGGCGTCTTGCTTGGTCAGATTTCCCGAGTCAGCAGGCCCATCAGCTACTCTTCCGACAACGGTCCTGTCGGTTGTCCGTTCCGATTTGTTGGAACCAGGTTCGCTTTCCGTTTCGGCCCCGATCCGTCCAGATTCCGAAGCCACTCCGGCTTCTTTTCCTCCGGGGTCAGCTTGCCCTGCTTTTCGAGAAGTTTCCACCGCATCTCGTTCCACTCGTCTCTTGGCATTCGGCACCTCGCTACGTTGTTTGGAAATCACCGCGTCGATCTGTTCCATATTCTTTTTGAATCTGGAAACCAGCATTCGCGCAGCGTCAACGTTACCACCAAAATAACCATTGGCGATGGTATGCGGGTAGTCTGACAACTGCTTCTTAAATTCGTTGTAAGCCCCGTCGAACATTACGACTTCTTCGTTCGACATGGCGCGAACACCTTCGACGAAGGTGGTCATACCTCCGCGCAAAAGCTCAATGAACTTTTGTCGAGCCTCTTCGCGTCTAGTAGCTTTGCCACCATCCTCTGCACGATCTGGCGTGGCTTTCGTACCAGGAGCGAACTTTTCAGCATCCTTCGGATCAACAGACTGGCTGCGACCGATGCGACTCTGCGCGGTGTACTCGGTGCTCGACGACAGCATGTCGCCACGCGCATCACGCTTGATGTACTCAGGGTCGTAGGCGGACAGGTCATCGGGGCCGACTTGCCCTTCGTCAATCTGATTCCCGCGAGTCGAACCAATCTCCGTGACGAACGGTGCAGACTTCAGCACACCAGATTCCACGAGCTCGTTCCAGAGGAACACAGACGGCTCATAGTTACGCTTGCCGCCCTCGTCCTTCGCATAAATCGCCTGGACGATCTTTGCGCGAACAGTCTTTTCAACAGCGCCGTCGAGAAGCTCCTTCAGCTCGTTGCGCATCTCCCACGGCTTCTTTTCACGAACACGGTCGTTACGCCCAGCGTCGAAATCATCAGGATCGAAATCGAAAGACAGCGTGCGCTCCGACTGCTCGCGCTCTTGCCTGAGCGCTTCGCCTAGCGTGTAGCGGTTCCCTTCTTTGTCTCTGAACAGGACGAGGTTCTTGGGCCACTTGCGGATGTCAGCACCATCGAACCACATCGGCGAGCCATCGCGCAGTGTGCCGATCTTCATCGCCTTACCTTCGCCACCGAAGCGGCTATCTTGGAGGACACTGGTGATACCGTCGCTCAAGAGCTGCAGCATCTGCTGCGCAGTCCCTTCATAGCGCTTACTCGATGCTCCGTTGCTGTCCGAAGCGCGGAACATCTTTGCGATGATCATCTGCGTCGAAGTGACGAATGGTCGAGTCCCGACTTTTCCGTCCTTGGTGAACGTGCGGAAGATCAGGGTTCCGGTGTGCGGGCCGTATTTCGGATCACGAGGGTCGGCGTTCTTCATGTGAACGTCCTTGGCCTCGATCTGCGTCCCGAGCTTTTCCATGCCAATGCGATCGACCGCGAGCGTGACAATCTTCTGGTTCAGCAAGTTTGCCCGACGCTTAAGGCCGACTTCATAATCGGCCTTCCGCTTCGCGTACTGCTTCATGGCGAATTCAGACACATCTTTCGGTTCTGGCGAAAGGCGCTCGAAGGTGGGGAAATACTCATGAACTAGATCGCGAGTGATTTTGTCGCGAGTCTGCTTCGGCAACGACTCAACACTCTTGCCGCGCTCTGCGGAGACTTTCTCTATCGTGCGATCGACAATGCCGACGTACACTGCCTTGTTCACCGTAGACGCCGCGTCTTTCGCTGTAGCCACAGCAGCCTTCTTCTCAAGCTCAGCACGCTGCTCAACGTCGCGGATGTCGAAAAACTCATCGTCTTCGAACTTCGGGTAGCTGCGCTTAACTGCCGGATCGGATTCATTCACACCGCTCGCCCAGTCGCCGTCGTTCTCGGTGACACCGACCTTCTCGTCTTGGTCGCGGGCTGCAGCGGCCAGCGAGCTGTCGACCTTGAGGCCCATCTTGTTGTCAGCCTTGTAGAACTTGCTCGGCTGGCGGAAGTGCTTCAGCACCTCCTGGGCATCAACGACCTGGGTCTTGAACCACTTGTAGTCTTCAGCGCCGAGCTGGCCACCACTCTTGCGCAACTCACGAGCCATGCGCTCGATCATCTTCGGCGACCAGTTCTTCTCGTGCGTGTAGCGGATGGCGCTCTTCAGGAAGCCAACGTCGCCCTCGTTCGACGAAACGTAGTCGCGCAGCGTCTGGATGACATCGCCAGCGTCGGCGATCTTCCAACCTTCCTTGCGAGCTGCGGTGACAGCGCTCTCGATCACGCTCGGAGCACGATTGCCCAGCGCCTCGATGAAGGCACGCGGGATGTGAACCGAACCGTCCTCCGTCAGCTTCTTGCCGAAGTCGCTCTTGATCCAGGCAAACATCTTGGCGCCGAGACCAGCGGCTTCGTCCGAGTCGTCGAAGTAGTGGCTGTAGCGCTTGCCCTCGTTGTCGATCCAGGCCTTGGCCAGTGCGTCGAGCTCCTTGCCCTCCGGGGTCATCTCCGACGCCTTCGCCCCGCTCGGCACGAAGCTCTCGGAAGCCGCCTCCTGGTCAGAACGACGGCTGTTCTGCTGCAGCACCGAGCGGAACTTGTCCCACTCACCGGTGCTCTTGTAAGCCGCAGCAGCTTGGCGCAGGCTCTCTTCACGCGGGCCGAAGGTGCGGGGCTTGGAGGACAGAATCTTGTCCGCCCACTTGTCAGCGTACTCGCGCATGCTGGTGCTGACTTCACCGTCGGGCATTTCCTTCGGCACTGGATCGAAGAAGCGGTCGTCGGCCAAGCCACGCAGAACCTGCTCGATGCTCGGGGTGCCCGCGGAATTGATCTCGTCACGCGCCTGCTTCACACCCTGCTGCTCGGCACGCTGGTAAATCTTGTCGATCACCTTGCCCAGAGGATCGCGAGCTGTGTCGACGACAGCCGCAGTGCCCTGGCCCAGCTTGTCGCGTGCGGTGCCGATGGCTGCGCCACCAGCACTCAGCCCGCCGCCTGCGACACCGCCAGCCATGGCGTCGTTGAAGGCGCTGGTGTAGTCGTAGTTCGTCAGCTCGTCGCCTCGAAGCGCGTTCTGCCCAGTCTGACCGACGAGGTTCTGCAGACCTTCGGTGGCGAACTCTTCCCCAGCGTCCTTGAGGATGGTCTTTCCGAGCATGCGCTTGCCGACGCCACCGACCGCCATGCGTGCCACGCCCGCAGGCACGATGGCGTCGAGCGCCGCACTCGGGAGCGCGGTCAGCTGCGCCGTGTCGTGAATCTGCTGCGCCGTGTTCTTCTGGCGGATGGTCGGGTCCATCATCGAGCTGCCGACCGCTTCCTCGTAGGCCATGTCGTAGCCTGGGACGAAGGCACCGCCGGCACCGAGCAGGGCGCTGGCACGCGCACCGAGCGCCGGGTTCCGAGTCAGCGCACCGACAGCCACACCGGCCAAGTTACCCGCCATGCCGCCGGCAGCTGGCGCCAGCATGCTACGCAGCCCACCTCCGACCGCGCCACCGAACCAGTTCGCAGCAGAGCCAACGCCGTTGATGTCGGTGAACTCCTGCGTCGTCGGCGCCCAGGTCTGAGCACGAGCCATGTGGTCCTGCGCACGCTGCTGCAGCGCCTGACTGAGACCGATGTCACCGTTGCGTTCGGCGAGGTTGGCGTCGGCCAGCAGCTCGCTGGCACGCAGGCCTTCGGCAGTGGAAGTCCAGCCCCGAGAGATCGGGTTGGTGTCCTGGGCCTCCAAGTAGTCCGCCCCGAGACCTTGGTTCGGGGCGTACTTGGCACTGTCGCGCAGTTGGAGGGGCTGGAGTGAATCGCGTAGGGTGATGGCCATTGTGTCTTCCTGTTACTTTAGACCGAAGCGGGTCATGAGTTCTTGCTTGAAAGCAGGGTCTCCGACGCTGTCGACTAGCATGCGCTGCTGGCTCGGCGAGAGGTTCTTCGAAGCCTCGCTGAGAGAGAGCTGGCGACCAGTCGCTGGGTCTTGCAGGTAGGAGCCCCAGAGAGCGCCGTCCTGTTTACGCAGACCTTGTGGCATGTCCGAGCCCATGGTGCGTACACCGCGGAACAGACTGCCGTCGTCCTTGGCGAAAGCAGCTTGCACACCGAGCTTGTCCATCAAGTCCTTGTAGTAGGCGGCTGAGCCCTCCTTGTAGTCGGACTTGAAATTGCCAGCGAACGCTTGGAGCTGTGAGTACAGCTTCCCGTTGAACTGACCTTTCTCGTCGGTAGCCTGGGCCTTCAGCATGTCAGCGATGCGCGTGTCCTGATCCTTGCGCTGATTGAAGGCGAACTCGCGATCTGCGTTGCCCTGCAGGTTGGCGATCTTGCGATTTTCTTGATCGAACTTCGCCGCTTCGAGTGCGAGCTTCGCCTGCTCGGCGCCGCGCTTCGAAGCGAGCTCCTGGTTCTGCATGTCGAATGCGACCTTGCGCAGCCCAGCGGCCCGAGCACGCGGGTCAGTGATCTGGTCGCTGAAGGCGTCGAACTGAGCGCGTTCGGACTGCATCTGGGCCAGCGCCTGCTTGTCCGCGATGCGCTGCGGCGTGATCCAGTTGCCGTAGCCGTCCTTGGCATAACCGGCAGCAGCGAACTGCTTGTCACGCGCTGCGTCCGCAGCGGCCAGCCCGCCGTCCGTCATGTTCGAGTTGACCACCAGCTGACCTTTGGCATCGCGCCCGGTGTAGACCTTGCCGTTCGGCGTGTCGATGGTCTTGTACTCACCAGACACGCCGGCTTGGCGCAGGCCGCGCATGTTCGCGTTGTCGAGCTCACCACGAGACGCCACGTTGCCGGAGCTGGCCCGAACCTCCTTGCGGTCGTACGACGGGTCGGAGACAGTGGGCGCAGCGGGCTGAGCCGGTGCAGCAGGCTTGACGATCGGCGTGGCGGTGGCCGCAGCCTGGGCACGCGGGTCGTTCGCCATGTAGTCTGGATGAAGTTGAGCCAGCTTGTCCAGATAGTGGCCCAGACCCTTCCCGGTCTTGCTCTGCAGGTACGCATCACCGAGAGCCGCCGCACCGCCGACGATCTGCGCCGGTCCAGAGGGCACAGCCGCCAACGCCTTGAGGCCACCAGCCACTTGATCAGCCGGGGTTTCACCAGTCGCCATGTCGTAGGCGCCGCTGAGGCCTCCTGCTACGCCGCCTGCGACTCGGGCGACGTTGCCCGCAGTGCGCAGCCCGCTCTTGACTGCTGCGCCGGCGCGGCCAACGCGACCAGTGGGCTCTGCCGGGACAGCAGGGGGCGCGGTCGGAGTCGGCGCCTCTGGAGCAACCTGGACGTTGCTGGCAGCAGCCTTGAGCCGGTTCGCCGCAGCGCGAGCACGAACCTCGTCGTCGAGCAGCGGCATGGGGCCAACGAATCCGCCTTGCGCCAGTCCGCGCAGACCCTTCTTCATCGTCGGACCAACCGGCTCTCCGGTCGAAGCCGCGAGGTACTCCTCCAGGGTCATGCCTGCCTTGGCAGCGAGTGCTTCGAGCGCAGCGTTCTGCTCCTGGTTCACGATGCGCTCACCAGCGCCGACGCGAATCTCTTCTCCGGTCTCGGCGACACGGGCCGGCACGTTGTCCACGCCACCCGGCCCTTTGATGAAGCCCTTCTGGTCGACGCCCACGGTGCCACCTTGACGGAAGCCGAACATGGGCTTCTGCTGGTCGAGCGCGGTAGGGGCAGGCTCTTTCTCGGTCAGGTAGCTGTTGGTGATCTGGCCGATGGCACCAACCCCCTGCGCAGCCATGCCGCCTGCACGGGGCCGATACTTCGCCATGTCGAAGAGGGACTGCTTCAGCCCGTCCATGTTCTGCAGGGTGTTCTGCATGACGAAGTTGTTCTCGCTCGGCTGACCCTGACCGGCAGGCATGTAGCGCTCACCGAAGCCCTTGACCATGTTGCCGAGCTCGGCACCGAGGGCTTGGCGCTCGCCACGGCGGGCGTACTTCATGCGCCCCATCACGTCGTCCATCGCCATGCGCTCACGGCGCATGAGCTCTTCGGTTTCCTGGCTGGGGTAGAGCTCGCCACCGTTGGCGAAGGCCCGCTTCAGACCGCTCATTTTCATGGGTAACTCCTTGGATTTTGTCAGATTTTATCAGAGAAAAAGGCGCCGTTTCAGGCGCCTTTTTCTGGGTTAGTTACCCTCGTAACTCCAGTTGTGGTTGACCGAGCCAGAGTAGCCGGTGCTGCCGCCAACCGAGGCGTTGAGGTTGTTGTAGAGGGCCGTCGCCATCTGCGCAATCCCCTGTGCATCCGTCATAAGAGCCTTCGCCTTCTCACCGAGAACGGACATCTTGGCCGCCTGATTCTTGGTGGCAACGTCGAGGTCGGAGGTGGCGTTGAACTGGTCAACACGGGTCTTCAGCTCAGCCGCCGCGATCTCGGCGCGGTAGAAGTCCGCTGCAGAGCGGATCAGCTCGCTCTGCATGTTCGTGATCTTCACTGCGTCTCCGGGCGAGGTGGCCAGCGTCTGGATGTAGCCCAGCGTGGCGGTCATGGCCGACTGACGCAGGCCCAGGAGCTGCTGCACGCTGAACTGCTGGAAGTCCAGAGCGATCTTGGCGAGCGCACGCGCAGCGCCGGCGATCTCGCCCTGGGCCTTGCGCTCGATCTCGATGATGGCCCCCGCCGCTTGCCCCGGCGGCAGTGGGAAGCCGCGAGAGGCAAACGCACCGAGCACCGAGGACTTCGCCCGCTCTGCGTCGGAGAGGATGCGGGTGCGCTCGTCCTCGAACACAGCATCACGCACCGCTGCCGGGATACCGGAGTCTTCCGGGTTGTCCAGCGCATCCTGCAGCCACTCCTGCGCCTTGGCGAAGCCAGCCGACTCGTCGGGGAAGTGAGTGCCAATGAAGACAGTCATGCGAGCAGTCAGCTCGTCCATCATCTCCTGGTACTGCACCTTGTAGAGCTCGACCGAGTCGTCGACGGTGGCCGGGATGTCGACCGCTGGCGCAGTGACGGTCGGAGCCGTGATATTCGCCTGATCGGCAATCTGTGGGGCTTGGTCGATGTCCAGATAGCTGCCGGTGGCGGCGTCGACCTTGGCCGTGTATGCCGAGGACTTGGCGCCGGCCTCCGTCCAGGTAGCATCGATGACCTGATTGAGCAGTACGAGGGGCGACTCGATGTCACCCGGATCGATGGTTGTTCCAAACGCCATTGTCAAACCCTCCTGTTGGATTTTGCAGGGGCGAACTCAACGCTCGCCAGAATGAAGTCACCACCGTTCGAGCCGATCAGCTTGAGGTGGAAGTAGTTGTCTCGCAAACCGAGCCCCGGATCGACACGATGAGTCGCCAGAGAATCAGCAGAGAATGTCCGAGCAGAATACTCGAAATCGCCCTCCACCGTGCCGATGCTCACGGCAAGTGCTTCGTCGGACTGCGCACCGAGGTACATCGCCGGCATGCTCTTTTCCTCGCTAGTGCCGAAGTTCTCGAGACCGAAGTCGACCTCATAGGGTGCTGCGGCAGCCGTATCGATCTCGTAGATGCCATCAGCCTTGGTGGCGTAGCCGGCGTCCCAGGACGTGAAGTCGAAGTCGTCGTAGCGGGTGGCTGCACCAGTCCCGAGATTCAAGCACCAGCCGCAGGACACGACACGGTCACGGCCATCGGTCGTGATCAGTGAGGTGACGGCGCGAGCCGGAAGGTCGTCGACATCGACCGAGTCGATCATAGGCAGCTCAAGCTCACCGCCGGGGTTCAGGATTGCCACACCCTTCGTCGAGAACCAGCCGCTGATCTTCTTGTCAGGGTGATCGAACTCGGTTCCAGGAACTGCGCCGAAGCGACCGATCGGCTTCCACACAATCTCCACGCTGTCGAGGTCTCGACCGGCGATGTAGCAGGTCTCGCTGTCAGTGGCCACATAGATGCCGTCGTGTGCGCCGGCGGCACAAGTGATGTTGCTCGGGAACGTGACGCTGCCCCGCGACGGCAGGTAGTAGCCATAGCGATAGGGCTGGCTGAAGTAGAGCGTTTTACCGACGACCGAGCAGAGCCTGCCGTTGTGCTCGAAAATGCGCGTGCCAGCCGGAAGCGGAGCTTCGTGTTCGAGGATCGCTGCGCGACCTTCGGGGGCTGTCGCAATGTCGAACGTGGCGTCACCGACCTCAAGCGTGGAGTGCAGCAGCGGAACATCGCCGTCGTTGCCGGTGATGTAGACGTTGATGTGTGTGGCACCCTCCGGTGCCGCCGGCAGCGTGACACGCACACCGGTCGCTTCGATCAGGGACATCTCCGACAGCGCACCCTCGTGTTCCCCGTCAGAGAAGGACAGTGCCACGCGGTAGCGACCAGTGCTGAGCGCCCCAGGAATCTCGACCAAGGTCGGAGCACTGGGGGCTGGCAGCGCCCACGGCACGATTGCTCCACCGGCAGTGCGGCGCAGACCGTCTGTGCCGTTCGAGAAGTAGAGGCGCCCATCTGCAACTGTTGCATAACTCATCGGATTGTTCGTGGACAGCAGGCGCAGCAGACTGGTCGTCGGATCGGGCAGGTCGATTGCACACAGTGCGCCAGCGATCACCACCATGCCCTGGTGCAGCGAGTGGGCTCCTGCGATCTCGGCAAAGCGAGTGACACCGACGCGACGAAGCAGCGAACCGTCATTGTCGACATCTACGTTGAGCGCGTCGGCAAGATAGCGACCGCCCTTGTCCTTGTCATAGAGCGAGGTGGGCGGGCGCCGGTTGTTCACGCCCAAGAACATCGGGTAGCGAGTGGTTTTCATCAAATCTTCTCCGTTCTGATTCGCTTCTTCTTCCGATAGAAAATCGGCGCAACGAAGCGCTTCTGGTATGTGAATCCGGTGGACGTGTCGAGTCCTGGGTCAATCGGCGTAATCGTCCCATCAGCGTTCGCGTGGTAGATGCCCATGTCCTCTGCATCAGAGTATCCAGGTGGCGCGTCGGCTGGACAGATGACGAAGTGCTCACCTGACTGGTGTGCCGCCATCAGAAAGTATTCCGGAAAGGCCTCGCGCACGCCTGCTGAATCTACAACCACTGGCGTGCTAGTGGCCGCGCCCTGTGGATACGAAACAGCGGGACTTACACCAGTCATCGACGGCTCGCCGATTTGAAACGACTTTCCGGCGAGCCCGCGAAAGTAGTCGCGCGGCCCGGTAATCCAGGCGTTGTGCCGAAGCTCGAAGCTCCAGATGCGTTGCTCGGAGTAATTTTCTGTGTTAGTTACCGCGTCTTCAATCTCGTCACCGCCGCTTGAAGGCGTGGATGAGTATGAGACTGCAATGCAGTTCAGGGTGACGCTTTCCCCGTAGATCGGATTCACCGGCGCCGTGACAACCACGGAATGCGAACTCAGCGTGTAGCTTGGCTGTAGGCCACCCGGAAAACTCCATGCGCATCCATCAACCGTAGCGGTCGTCGATGTCGAGGTGTAAATCTCGGCTCCGCTCGGCAGGATTAGCCCAGCGGATGCGCTTGATGTCGTGGTGCTTGTCTGGTCGATCGCTCCGCTTGCGCCAATCCTCCGCCCAATGTTCGTCTGGTTGAGCCAGCGAAACACTGATGCGTCTTCGGTCAGGCAAACAAAGCCCTCAGTATCTGGATGGCCTGACCTGTACGGCAGGCCGCCTCCGCCGTCCATCTGCCCGAGCTGCCCCTTAGAAATCGCCGCCGCCTCTTCCTCTGTGTATGAACCGCCGCCTTTGTCTGACCAGTCGATCGCCATGATCGTGTCGATGTTCTGCTGGTGTGCGGCCGCCGTGTCGATCGTCTGTATTTCGTAATTCGCCGGCTCGCCGATGCGCTCTTTGCCAGTAACGGTGCGGCGAAATGCTCCGAACCGCCACAGCTTCTTCAGCGTGTCGCCTGTGTAGTCGATCGCGATACATCTCTTCTCCGACTTGTACAGGTCGTTATCGAACACCAGCGTCGGAATCTCGTCCCGTAGCTTTGTCGTCCCACCTCCGGGCAGTGGCGAGTAAATAGCATCCGACCCGTCGATCTGGTTCGGCGTTTCGGTGTAGCCGTAGGCGTCCGCTTCTTCCTCTGCCATCGCCAACCCAGGAACTGAGAACTTGCGGATCACGATACGGCCAGTCGACCCGACCAGACCAAGCGCGGCGATTTCGGTAGCCGATCCGTTGAACACAGGCGGGTGAGACAAGACGAAGGCAGCGTCGTCGAGTTGAGACGTTGATGCAATGATGTCCCAGCCTTCGCAATACGTTCCGTCCGCAGCACGAGCGGCTTGGCCGATGAGCGTGGCTGTCGTGCCGTCAGTCACAAGCGCGATGACGCGCCACGCTGGCGGCTTGCCCGCGAACGTGTGCCACACAGCGGCGCTGCATAGTACCCAGCTGCCTTCCTTGCTTGAGTAGTCGACCGTGTTCAGCTGCAACACGCCGCCGACCTTCTTCTCATAGCGCCAAGTGCCTCCGAGCTGCAGCACCTTCTCGCCGTCCAGATACACCGATGGGAAGCGATCCGCCAGCTTGTTGTAGGAGTTCGGAGCGTAGTGCGGGCCGTAGAACGGCTCAGCATTATTCGGCTCACCGTCCGGTGTGTATTTGCCACCGCAGCGAGCCGTGCTCCAGGTCACAGTGATGTTGTCCGGATCGTCAGCGCCGGCGGACGGGAACCAGTCGATGTTCCCGCGATGGTACGTGCGCAGCTCCTTCGTCTTCAAGAGGTCGAGCTCACCGGACGTGATCCAGAGCTCTTTGTGCGGCTTCTCCGGGACACCATACTCGGGCAACAGCTGTGTCCTGTCAGAAGGCGGGCGATAAAAGCCTCCCCATCCAGGATTCAGCCCGAGCGACAGGTCGCTGTAGCCGATGACCGGGTAGGCCTGGAAGACGTAGCGGAAGTCGCTGTCGAACGCAGACTCTGGCTTCGTGGTCGTGAACTGCGGAAACCCGTTGCGGGTTTTCAGCATCGTCTCCGAGCCGTCAGCATTCACGCGGTAACTCTTGCTGATGCCGCCAACGTCGACGCCACTCATCATCTGGCGCTCGTTGGCGCGACCGGACGGCGGGCCTACGCGTGTCGGAAGGTTCTTCTTGTCGTCGGACACATTACGCCTCCGTGCGCAGCTCAAGCGCTCCAGAAACAGAGGCGGTCGGAACATCCCCTGTGCGGAGCCAGATGCGCGACTTGCAGAACACGAGCTGGGACACAGCGGAGGTCAGACAGAGCTTGCCGGTGACACGAGCTTCTTCAGGCGTTTCTTCGACCGGACCCAGCCCACCATCTCCGCAGTCGAAGATATCCGGATCGAAAATGTCGAAGTCGAAGACGCCGCTCATCAGGCAGGCTCAATCCCAGAGAAGGCAATCCACATCGCCTGTCCGTATATCGTGGCCGGCGGGTCGGTTGCCACGCCGGAGTCGTTGAGCAGCGAGATGCGCGAAACGTATTCGTCGGAATCGGGGAGATACAGGTCATCCGTGACGCTGAAACGCCACCCGCTCGGCAGCGGCGAGTGGGGGATGATCACAAGTTGCCCGTTGGCGAATCCGTTTGCACAAGCCTCGGCAAACGCATCATGCGCAGTTGTCGGCCCGGTCGTGTTGTAAACGCCAGCAGAAACCCGTGACGCAGATTCGCCGAAGAATGTCGCGGAACCGGTTCCAATCTGGAATTCCCATGCACCAAGCAGCATGGAAAAGCCAACCCCGAGTTTGTGGTCAGCATTCCACGCTTGGCCAGAGACCTTACCATCCTTCGGCGTCAGTTCTTGCGCCTGGTAGTCGTGCTTGATCATCAGAGCCTCACGTAGCCTGGCGCCATCTCGACCGGATCGCCTTCGACGATGCCGAGCGTGGTCAGCTTGGCGAAACCAGAGCCGCCGACGTAGGAAACGTCGGTATCGATCACAACAGTGCCGTCTCCATCCACCCAGCGAACCCAGCGGCAGATTCCCGTTTCAAGGCCGACAGATGGCTCAACAGCGGAAATCAGCAGGCGGCCGCTGGAATCGGTTGTCCATGAGTCAGGATCAAGTTCAAGCTCGAATAGCTTGGTCTCGGCGGTAGCGCCAAGGTCGTTTGGCATGGTTCCGGTGTAGCCCATCACCTTCGGCACGCCAGCGCCTTGCGAAAGCGGCACCTTGAATGCAGCTACAGCACCGGCGGCGCTGGCTTCTGCGTTGATGACGTACTTCATGGTCAGAGACCTCCGTAGGCGACAGTCCGCGGCTTGTTCTCGTACCGGGACTTCTCGCGCCGCACCATGGCGCAGTATTCGTTGAACATCTGGCCATAGCGCTGCGAGGCCTGGGGATCGAAGGTGTCCGCATCCGGCTTCAGGTAAGCAAGGCTCGCCATCCAGTAGGACAGGTAGATGTGGTGGATCGGATCGACATCGTCCAAGGTTGCGTCCTTGGTATCGATCCGGCTCAGCGGGAGGCGCGAGATGTGCAGGTTGACAGTGTCGTCCTCGGTCGGCACCTTGATCCAGCGCACCTTGGCGCGCTCCATGCCGATCACCACGGCCTCGACGCGCCCTTCGGCGGTCGTCATCCAGTTCGAGCGGCGACCGTAGTCGGAGGACGAGAGGTGGACGTTCTGGTAGTTCAGCAGTTCGAGCTGACGACCGTTCGACGCCAACGTGGCACCATGGATGGTCAGCACACTCGGGTGGAGCTCGGCGACGGCTTCACCAGCGACGACAGCGACTTCGCACGCCTCGCTGGTGAAGTCAGGGATGCCGCCCGTGAGACGAGCGAACATCTCGTAAGCTGCGTTCGCATACCCGTACGCCTCGGCGTTCGACCAGAGGAAGGGCGCCTTCACATCGCGGACGATGGAAGTGCGCCAGTGCGAAACGAGCTCCGTCGAGTTCATGGCTTAGGCCTTGCTCGCGTTGTAGGCCTTCCAGGCGGCCACAACTTCGTCGCGGTCGACATCGAAGCCGAGAACTGCTTCCATCGACTTGACAGTCGGCGTGCCACCGCCGGTGAAGTCGTCGGAGTTGTTGCGCTCGACGATCAGTTCGATGGCGGCGCGAAGCTGGGCGTCACGCTCCTTGCCTTCGGGGGCGGAAGCGACCTTCGGATCGACCGGAACCAGGGACGGGGTCTCGTCTTCAACGGCCTCGGCACCGATACCGACGACATCCATCACCATGTGATGCGGGACGTTGGTCGGCTTGTCCTTGACGAAAGAGATGACACCCTTCGGGGATCGGAAGGTGAAGTCACGGTTCAGTTTGAATTGCGGCATTTGCAGTACCTCGCGTGGTTAGAGTAAGCAGAGTTTATCAGAGAATGTCAGGGTTTTTGTACAGGAGGTAGCCCGAGCGAAGCCTTGAACTTCTCCCACATCGCCATTGCGATAAAGACGACCGCCAGCCATGCCACGCCGCCGAAGACCTTCTTCGCCACGTCAGTGCCGATCTCAGCCCAGCGCTTGCTGGTCTTGATCAGCTCGTCGTGATGGTCATGATGCCCATGATAGTCGCGGGCACCTTCGTCGTTCTTCGGAAAAGCCCGCTTGATCAGCTCCACGTCGTTGTGCAGGTGCTGAATGTCAGCCTTCTGCCCGATCATGTCGATATGGATGGCGCCCAGCTTGGCATTCGTGGATTCGAGCTGGGCGACCAGATAGCGCCAGAGATCGCCCTCGGCCCCTTGCGGCGTGATCGGCGTGGTTGTGCTCCTGCGGTCCACGCCGTCCCAAGCAGTCTGCGAGTCGCTCATCGCTTCGGCTCCAGGATGTCGATCAGCGCGTTGAGCTGGTCGCGGCAGGCTCTCCAGCGCCGTCCGTTTTCGATCTGGGTGTCAAGGACTCGGTCTGCAGCAACACCGGCTCCTGCGGGCGCACCAGTAGGCTCGGCGGAATCTCGGCTTGCGCTTTGCAGGGCGGCGTCGTGCAGGCTGGCAAAAGCAGGAGTAAAGCGAACACCACCGCCAGGGAGGCAGTTCGCGAGCTGATTGTGCTGTTCATCAAGTTTTCTCCGGAGGGTTGTCGCTTTGTCGTTCGCATCGTTCAGCGCAGTCCCGTAGGCCTGAGCTACCACCGCTGCCCGCTCCGTCTCGGCCTCCACCAGCTTGCTCTGCCGCTGATCCCGCTCCAGCCACTCCGCTCGCTCCAAGTCTTTCCCTACGCTGATGCCAGAACCAAAAAGCACGAGGGCTGCTGAGAGTGCGGCGAGTAGTGACCATGGGTTAAGTCCTGGGATCACGGCTTGGCCTCGCGCTGACGGATCAGCCGAGCCAGGATGATCGCAATGGCCATCCACTTGACCCAGCCTTCTGGCATGTAGGTTTGGGCAGCAGGCAGGTATTCGTAGGCCGCGTCGAGCAGGGCCAGTGCGGCGGCGAGCTGAACGCTGAAAAAGGACCAGGCATTGCGCCAGTCGTCGATGAGCTTCACGGGTAGAACCTCCGATGCAGTTCGAAGTGTGGGCCGTCCTTCAGGGTCTTCCAATCACCGCCCCAGACGATCGGGACGTTGAGCTGCTGGGCGGCAACCTTCATTGCCGTGGCGATGGTCTTGTACAGCGGCCAGTCCCAACGCACTTCGCCCCCTACCATGGCACCGAGATCGACGGCATGACCTGTGATGTGCCGGCTGTTCATTGTCTGCGATGCGCCGGCGGCGTACAGCTGCGACTGCTTGGCCTTGGTGCGCAGACCTTCGAGGACGCTGAAGTCGATGTCGCTGATCTCGATGGCACGCTGCACCACTTTGACCAAGTCTGGGTGAACGCCTTGAAGCCGTTCAAGCGACCGCTTTCCGAGTTTGAACATCACCAGCACCTCGTTTCGAAAAAGGGGAGGTTTCCCTCCACTTCTTAAAAAGCCCTGAGCCGAAGCCCAGGGAACACCCCACGCAAGGAGTTAGGGATTCACTTCCGTGCCGCGGCCTTCATGGATGTACAGGACGCGCACCGACATCTTGCCGGCGGTACAGACATCGTCGGAGACGCGGGTAAGGCGCAGCGGGCCGGTGACACGGTAGCCGGTCGGAACCAGCGCGGTACGACCCGCGGCCTTCACGTCGGTGGAGGCGAGGTAGCGGTTGGCAGAGTCGGCATCGCCGATGGTGATGTCGTAACCGGCGGTGTCGAAGGCGGTGTCGGTCACGACCTCGCCACCGACGATCACGGCATCAACCGGCAGGTTGATGATGTCGAAGGCAGCGGAGGCGATGTTGGCCTTGCCGAAGTCGAGCTCGGTGCCGGCGACGGACACCATGGTGTCGTCGAAGTTGAAGATGAATTCCGCTTCCATGACCGGCTGGGCGGTGCGAGTAGAGATGAGTTTCGTCATTGTGTTTCTCCTGTGAACCAGCGCTGATTACTGCGACACAAAGGCGCTGAGGACGCCGTGGTCTTCCAGCGAGCCACCGCTGTACATGGTTTCGAACTGGGGCTTCAGGAAGCCGAGAATCTTGGCGATCGAGATGCCCTGGGCGTTGCCGTAGTCGAATTCCTTCTCGTTCCACTCGGGGTTGCCAATGTCGGCCATGCCGAGCGCCTGGGCGCCGCAGAACAGCATCTGGCAACCATCGACCGTGCCGAGCGCACCGAACTTGTTGCCGCTGGTGGCAAGCCGGGTGTTCGGAACGTGACGGAACTCGTGCAGGTAGATGCCGTCGATCTTGACCGTACCACCGGTGAAGAGCTTCTCGTTCATGCCCTTGTTCTGGGAATGACGGAGGTTCTGCAGGTAGGTCGGGTCGAGCTTCAGGCGAGCCATGGCCTGCGGGGTCAGGAAGGCGTGGTAGGTTTCCTCGCCGTCTTCCATGATGCCGCGCATGTGGTTTTCCTTCGCGTAGGCCTTGAGCTGAACGAACAGCTCCCAGGCCGGCGTGTCGGTCGACTCGACGGTGTTCTGGCCGCCACCGACGACGAAGGTCTTGGTGGTGTTGTTCCAGCGACCGACGCGCTTCGCACTCGGGGCGACGATGTCGGCGGCAAATTCCAGCTTCGGCAGCTTGGAGCCGACGCGCAGGCGACCATCGGTGTGATAGGTGTAAGCCTTGCCGGCCAGGGTCAGGAAGGCCAGCTGGTCGATACGGTCGGCCAGCCAGTAGGCCAGCTTGTCGCGGGAGTTTTCGCGGAAGGTGACGATGGACTTCTGATCGGCCATGCGACCTTCGTTGCGGTTGGCGTTCCGCATCTGGTCGATGGTGATCACGGCGTCCTGCGCGCCGAGCGCTTCTTCGTTGCCTTCCAGGGTCGAATCACCGACGACACCATCGCTCTCCATGTCGGTGAGCAGGGTGATGACGGCGCGGGCACCCTTCTCGGTCTTCTTCAGCTCGGTGATGTGCTGGATCATCGAGTTGGCAGACTTGCCCAGGAACTTGTTGACGAACGACATATTGCGGGCTTGCTTCCAGAAGGAAAGCGACCACGCGGTTTTTTGCTCGCTCGTGAGCAGTGCGAAATTGGTCATGTTGGACATGAGGTTCTCCAAGTGAAACGATCGAATGGTTCTTGAAGCTCTGACGTGGCTTCTGCGCGGTGCCGTGTCGCTGGCAACTTGCGAAACAAACGACCTTTCACGAGGACGAATCGGCTGGTTTATGGCTCTCAGCTTGAGCGTTGGCCGTGTCGCTGGCCTTGCGAGGATGGTTGGTTACGCCAACCACTCGGCCCTATTTGAATTCGGGCAAAGCACGAGGTGTGTGCGATTCAGAGGTTATCAGAGTCCATTGGACTATGCAACCCTGTTACTTCTTTTTGCCGCCGCCCTTCTTGCAACCCATGCTTGATCACCTCCTTCCCTTGTCGAAATTTTGTCAGTCGTCTTCGACCTCTGCTGCAACCACGGCCAGTGCAACAAAACCTTCGTCGCCGTACTCCTGGACGATCGCAACGATCTTTTCGCGAGCCTCCTGCACCTTGTCACGAGTCTCCTGCGGAACGTCGGAGAGCATGCCCTTCAGGATCAGCAGCAGCGCGGCGCTCACGACAGATTCCCCATGAGACGAGCCTTGGTGGCTTCAGGAAGGGCGTCGAACTCGTCGACGGTGAGTTTGGTGACATCCGGAAGCTCCTTGGCGCCGAGCTTGTCAGAGTCGACACCGACCTCCTTGGTCGACGCCGGCTGGGCCTTCTGGGCTTCGATGGCCTTGGTCACGGCCTCTTTCTGGCGGTCGACCTGTTTGGCGGCAGCGGCCAAGCCCTTGGCGTCTTCTTCCTTCGGAGCCTCCTTCTGTTTGACCAGGAAGCGCTCGGACACCTCCTTGCCGGCTTTGGTCAGCGCCTGGGACGGAGACATGCCACCTTGAACCAGCGTGCGCTGCTTGGCGAGCACCAGGGAGACGAGGTCTTCGTCGTAGTTCTCGGACTCGGGATTGAACTCGGGGTGATCCGACTCCATGCGGGCGATGGCCGCTTCCAAGCGGTCGGCTTCGATGGCCTGCGCGGTAGTGGCACGGGCGCGGTTCTCGGCTTCAGCCGTGGCGATCTGGCGCTCAGCAAGACGAATCTGCTTCATCACCTTGGCCGCCTCGGCAGTCTTGCCGTCCAGCAGCAGCTCCTGGTACTGGACCTCCAGCGCTTCGACCTCACCTTCGATGCGCTGAACTTCTTCGTCCTGCTTCTTGCCTGCGGCCTCCTGCAGACGACGCTCCAGCTCCTGCGCACGACGCTCGGCAGCTTCGCGGGCTTCGCGCTCCTTGTTCACCGCTTCGTCAAAGCGGGACTTCGGGATACGGACCTCCTTCTCGGCGAAGCGACCGTTCTCGTCACGCGGCTGTTCTTCCTTGGCCGGCTCTTCCTTGGCCGGTTCTTCCTTGGCCGGGGCAGTCTTCTCGGGGTTCGCCTCGGCGATCTCCTGTTCGAGCTGCTCGGTGCTCGGCTCCGGCTCTGCGACAGCCGGCGTCTTCTCGATCTCGTTACCCAGGTCGAGCGACGAGATGTCGAGGTTGTCAATATCCGGCCCTGAGCCGAGTTCTTCGTAGGACATCAGTTACTCCTTCATGGTTTGCGTGGGTTCGGCGGACTCTTCTCGCATCGCTGCGACCCGCTGAGCTTCCGCCTGTTGCTCAGCTTGCTGCTGGCGAAGCTGCATGTTCTGCGCAGCTTCGGCCTGCTTGATCTGCTGGTTCTGCATGTGCTCTTCGCGCTGCATGTCGAGCTTCATCTGCATCTCCTGCATCTTCAGCGCCATCTCCTGACGCATCTTTTCAAGCTCCATGTCCATGCGTTCGCGCTCCATCTGGAGCTCTGCCTGGAGCTTCATCATCTCGTTGTCGCCACCTTGCGCCTCGTTCGCCTTGATCTGGGCGTCGGCACCCTTCTGCATGGCTTCGGCCTGGGTCTTGCCAACCTTGGCCTCCTTCTCGGCGACCTCGGCCTGCAGCGCTCGCATCTCAAGCTCGGCCTGGGCCTGAGCTTCGGGCGAGTTCTTGGCATCCTTCATGCCCTTGACGATGTCGGCGCGACGCAGGAGGCGAGAGTTCTCGACCAGGACTTCGTCCGGAATCGGCAGGCCGAGCTCGCGCAGCGCCTTGGCTTGTTCGAACTGGCTGTCTTCCAGGCTGGCGCGGTACGGGCTGGAGGTGATAACGATGTCGTACTCGCCGATCGTCAGGTCGTTGGTGATTGCACCGGTATAGGGGTCAACGCCATTCACGACCAGGGTCTCGGTCTCGTTGGCGAAGTCGTCCTTCGTGATGTTGATGATGCGTTCGTTGGTGTAGAAGGTCTGCACCATGGACAACACGTTGCGGGCCAGAATCCAGTCGGTGCGCTCCAGGTTGTCGAGCACTTTGGACAGGTTCACCGAGCCGCGCTGCTGCTTGTAGGCGATGGCCTTGGCCGCCACGTCCTCGCGATCGAAGCCTTGCATCGAGTCGCTGACGTTGGAGATGCTCTTGATCGCCTCTTCAGCCTTGAATGTGACGCGGTCCAGACCGGTTGGCACTTGGTTCGGCTGAATCTTGACCGGTGGTTGCGCGTCCTTGCGATACTCGACAACGAGACCGGTCTTGGCGCCCGAGACCTCAAGCTCCTGCAGGCTCATGTTCGTCAGGGAGTCTTCTTCAACAATCCAGCCGCTGTTGGCGGTGGTGTTGATGATGTGCAGCTCCTGGCTGGATGCCTTGTTCAGAATCTCCTGCGGAGAGAGAAGGTTTTCGACGATGCCGACCGTGCGCCCGTAGCGGAAGTATGGGAAGTAGGGCACCACGGTGAAGTGCTGGTAGGGGCTCCACTCGTCGTGCAGTACGACATCGCCGGCGGTGACTGTCCAGCGGATGCGCTTGACGAGCTTCTTGGTGACTGCGATCTGTCCGCCGGCGCGTTCGAGGAAGAGGGCGATCTTGTTGCGATCCCAGCTCGACGGGATGAGCCGCATGTCTCCGGTGACGACATCGACGAAGTGCTCCGCCTTGCTGATCTTCCGGTACTGGCGATCGAGGACGCGGATGTTGCGCAGAGTCCCCAGGTCCATGCCGGTGTACGACGCCTCGGTGATGTTGCTGCCGTTGACATCGGCGAAGCTGTCGCGGAACAGGTCGACTGAGTCGTAGCCGTAGCGCAGGTTCTGGGCGCGGTACTTGAGCTCGTCGGCATCCGCCTCGTTGTAGAGCACGGCGATGTCGTTCGTGCTCATCCACTTGCTGATCGTAACGTCGGCCCATGCATCCGGATCGTACTCTTCCGCATCCGGGTCGATGACGACGTTCTTGGAGTTCAGCTGGGTGATGGAGATTTCGCCGAAGACGCTGTCGCTGTAGTCCATGCGTGCGTCGTAGAAGCCGCGAGAGCGGATGATGCCGTCACAGAACACGTCGGAGCGCACCCAAGGGAGCTGGTTCGCCTGACTGAGCTGCATCCACACCTTGCTCAGCGCCTCGGCGACCTCTGCCGGGGAGCCGGCAGACGGCCTGAAGAGCACCTCGGTGCGGTTGTAAATCTGCTCGCCCAGGATCGTGCCGATCGTGCTCAGAATCTTGTTGATCGTCAGAGCGGGGCGGCGCTGGAGGATCAGCGAGTCAAGGTCTTCTTGGCGCCACTGCTGGCCGGCGAAGAAGCGGTCGCATTTGTCAGCCTTCTGAATGAACTCAAGGTGGGAGCGGTCGCGTGCGTACACGTACCGTTGCCACTGCTCATTCGCGAGGGATTCATTGACTGGCATGAAGGTGCTCCAATTCAGATAGCGTCAGAGTTTATCAGAGATCGACGTATTCGACGACCTGGAGTGCGGCGAGCAATTCGTGCGCAACAGCGTGCGCCAAGGGTGGCAGGCCAGATAAGGATGAGCCAGGGATTCATGAGCCTAGAATGCCGGCTGGCCTGTCCGTTTTTAGGGAAAACCGGAATGTTTGACGGTGTGGTTTTTAGTTTCCATGCCGGCAGATTGCCGAGATGGGGTGGAAATTTTTAGGGGAAATTTTCCTTAATTATTTCCGCGCAACAGGCTGAGCGCCTCAACCTCGGTCACATCAAGGTCATACAGCGTGGCAATGTGCCGCGCGAACAATGGCCGGCGGTCGTCGTTGGGGTAATGCTTTGCCTGCTCACGATAGGCGGCGACCTCGGCGGCGAGACGATATCCACGGCTGAATCGGTACGCCAGGCCGTGAAGACCTGCGCTCCACACCCACTGCCAGACGTGGATTTTTTCGTGTTCGAGCAGGCCTTTGTCGCCCCGGTACGCAGGACGGATCAAAATGAACGGGCCATAGGTTGTCGCGGCGAAGCGTTTTGGGATGAAGCGATCGGTATGAATGGTGATCACGGTTTTTTTCCTGCGTCGAGCAACTTGCGCAACTCACCCAACTTCCGGCCAAGATCAGCAATCTGTCCATCCTTTTCCGCGCACAGTTGGCGCATACGATCGGCGTCCGTGACTGCTGCGATCAGAGCCGCACCTATGATCGGCTCAAGCTCCGCTGCAACGGCTTCAAGCTGCATCGGCGTGGACACAGTGGCTGCGATTACCTCGGAGCCCCGGATGACCTCGTTGATCGTCTGGTGATGTGCAGAAATACTCCCGTCTTCATTGTGACGAATCAGGGTTTCATAGGCGCGGTTGCGTTCTTTGATCATGGTCAGCTCACTGGAGTGGTGGTATTGAGGATGCACCAGTTGGTGCCGTTGCTTCGGCACGTCTTTGGTCCGCCGGTTGCGTTAACAACGTCGATATTGCAGCCAGAGTATGCTGCTGCACTTGGTAGAGTGCTCAACGTGTATTGGCCCCATCGCATCGGGCCAGCGACATCGAGTTTTGCCGACGCGGATGGCTGAACGCCGATCCCAGTATTGCCTGCGAGGTAGTTATAAGCGGTACCCGATGCGTCGATGTTACGATGAGCCTCGACAGTGGACGTGAATCCTAGTTTCAGAGCAGACGCAGCCGCCACATTAGCAGCACCGCCGACTGCACCGATATTCATGCCGAGCAGATTTGTTATCGATCCAGTCAGGCAATACGGCGTTATGCTGATCCCGGAGCATGTCGTAGTTACCGGGGTGGCCGAACCAGACGTGTTGTAATGACCAACAGCGAGCGACAACCCTTGCATTGTCGAAAGCGTGCCGTTGTCGTCATAGCCGAGCGAAACGATGTTTCGCAAAACGGACATTTCGGCGCCCTTGGTGTATCCGCCCTGGGTGAATCCTGACTTCACTGCCGGGTGCAGCACAAAATTTCCGCCGATTTCGTAGCCGGTGGCGTTCGCTTCGGTCGAAATTTTTAAAGTGGCTCCAATCCCATAAGTTGAATGCCCGCTAACAATTGACGCAGTTCTTCCAATTGCCAAGGCTCCGCCACCCGGCGCATTAGCTGCTAAATTGGTTGCTCCAAGTATTGAATTAGTCGATCCAAGTACGCCCAGCGAAAATGCGGAATTTGAATCTAACGTCGTGAATTTTCCAGTGGATCGCGTCGTATTGCCGATGGCCTTACCGTCAATTGCGGTAATCCCCGCCCACCACGCAGCCACGGCCTGCCGAACCCGAAGTGATGTCCAGGCCTTGACTGCAGTCGCGGTGCCGGCCTCCGCGTCAGCTTGTGTGATCACGTCGGAAATCTGTGCCTGGAGCTTGCCGATGGCACCCAGGACAGAGTCCGTAGCAGCCACGACGGTAGCGCTCGCAGTGCTCAGGCCGGCGAGTACGGATGCGCGAACGTCCGTCGCAAAATCGCGCCACGTCTTGTCGCCGCGCAAATATTGCGCCGAGGTGCCGGCGGAGATAGTCGGCTCTTTGCCATCAACAGCCTCGGTCAGCGTGTCGAGCAAATCCTTCAGCGCCTTGCCCTGGGCGGCAGATAGCGGCTTGGCGGTGCTGGCATCGGTCAGGACGTTGATGATGTCGGAAACATTGACCTTGCCGGCGCCGAGCGATTCGAGGCTCGACTGATGCACCTCGACAAAATCAACCACCTCCTGCAGCGTGTCGAGATTGATGTTGTCGCTACTCAGCAGCGTCTGCAGGCCCTGAATCAGCGCGCGGAGTTTCGCCAGGGTATCGCCGTCAGAGGCCACCCCGGCACGCAGGGTGTCGATTGCGGCGGCCTGGGCTGCGTTTGCCTTGGTGGTGGCATCTGTGGCGGCTGCGGCGATGGCTGCAGCCTGGGCAGCGCCTGCCTTTGCTGTTGCATCGCTGGCCGCGGCAGATTGAGCCGCGCTGGCCGATCCAACAGGATCATAGAGCGCGTCGAAATCCGGCTTGTCGGCAACGGCCGACCAGTGCGTCGGCCCGCCAGGCCCGGTCTGGCCGATCTCGACTTGTGTTACCTGTGGCTCAAGATTGAGTTCGACGATTTCGATCGGATCAGCCAAAGGTATTCTCCCGGATGAACCGGACAGCGCCCCGGTAGACCTTGAAGGTCAAGTCCGCATTTGCGTCCGGGGATACCTCGAGGTCATAAGCCGCGCGCTTTTCCGTAATGTCGACGGTGTCGGTGGCGTAGATGGTGCGGGTGATTTCCCCGGGGCCGGTCACGGCCAGGCGCCCGTTCGCATTCGTCAGGGCAACCAGCAAGTTTCCGTCGCTGTCACGGATATGCATGGCCAGCGTGGCGCCCGTCAGGTCATAGGGCTGGCCACCGGAAGTCAGCCGGATGATGTCGCGGTAGTAGCTGCCGACTTCCAGCTCAAGGTCGCGAACGAGCGCCTTCATGGTTTCCCCCATGCGGGACAGTCTGCCTCGAACATGGCGCGTTCTTCGCCGCGGCGCTTGATCAATCCCGGCAGCGGGACGCCGCCGGCGGTGGTCCATTTCATGATCGGCGCACCAGTGGCGAGCAGCACTTTACCGGTCTGGCGATCAATGATCGGCTTTCTGCGCCAGACGATCGGTTGCCCTGTGGCGCGGTTGATTTGTGGGGAGGCGTTGAATTCATTGGCAGCGGCGACGCAACGACCCGCATTGACCTCGCGCAGCAGCCGCGATGCACGGAAGTTTCCTTCGCCGACGTTGTCGCGGAACAGGCCAAGCGCGACGGCCTGGCGCTGGGTGACGGGGGTTTTGACATGCGCGGCAAGCGAGCGGACGACACCGTCGCTCAGCTCCTGCGCCAGCCAGAGCTGGCATTGTTCGGCGGTAGCGGTCATGCCGGGGAAGACGCCCATGGTACGCCCCTGGCAGATGGTCGGCTTGCCCCAGCCGAGCGACGGATCAGGATAGGCATGATGGACGGTCTGTCCGGATGGGCTGATGCTGGTCGGGCCGTTGCCTTCCCAAGTGGCGACGCCGGCCGCCAAAGCAGCGACCAGGCTGGCGACAGACATGCCGGCGACGAGCTGGCGATTGATGGCGCCACGCTGCCGGCGATCGATCTCTACCGGATCGTCACGCTGGCGGCGATCCACGCCGTCATACCCGTCCACTAGGCACCGGCGGTTGATGATCTTGTCCCGCACCAGGACCAGGATCTGCAGCAGGGTGTAGATGAGCGCGGAAATGAGGACCCAGTCGTTGAGCGACAAGCCCATGAGCTTCTCGACGCCGAGCGCAATCCAGGGCGGCAGGGTTTTGGCGGTGGCGAGCAGTTCGGGCTTTTCGGTCATGGGCTGGGCCTCGATGGTTTTGGGGAGACGCGTGCGTCAGTGCACGCGTCTGGACGGGTCAGGATTGGTTGCCAGAGGCTTCTGCTTCGGCCTTGGCTTTCGCTTCTGCCTCGGCCTTGGCTTTCGCTTCTGCCTCGGCCTTGGCTTTCGCTTCTGCTTCGGCCTTGGCTTTCGCTTCTGCCTCGGCCTTGGCTTTCGCTTCTGCCTCGGCCTTGGCTTTCGCCTCTGCCTCGACATCAACCTTGTTTTCTTTCACGCGCGCAAAGCCGCGAGTCACCAGGGATTTCGCTTCGGCGGAATCCTTGATTTCGATTTCGTCACCGGGTTTGACGTTGCCTTTCCCGGTGACGAGGGTGATCAATGCGATGAGTTTCATGATCACCCTCCCGATCAGCGAACGGTCGCGCAGAGCGAGGCGTTCGGGCGGAACGGGACCATCAGCGGTGCCGACTGCATGAGCAGGTAGCGGACCGCCGGGTCCTTTTCCAGCCAGGACTTCGGGAAGTAGGACATGGCTTCGATGCCGGCTTCTTCGTCCAGGATCGCGCCAAAGCAGCGGACGCCTTCCAGATCCGCGCTGACCATGACCACGGTGTAGTCCGGCAGGTACGGGGTGAGCGCCTTGGTGTCCGGGTCTTCGTACCAGTCCGAGTACACCCAGCAGTCGTAGGTACCGATGTTGCCCATGTACTTGGCGCCGGCGCCGCCGATGGTGGAGACCAGCTGGTCGTCACCACGGAAGCGATCGAGCAGCTTCTGCACCTTGGCCGAGGCGCTGAACAGCTGCCAGGCCTTGACGTCGAAGACCAGCTGGTTGGCAGCGGCGCCAGAGTGAAGCGCGATTTCGAGCGCCCACTTCTCGACATCGTCCAACGGCTCGACGCCGGATTCTCCCCAACGAGCCGTCAAGGTCAGCGCCTTGGTAAGGTCGGCATGGCGACCAAAATCCAACTCGACGGTCTCGTACTGTTCGCCGGAAATGGTGGCTTTGCCACGGCGCAGGGCTTCGACGGCCATCAGTTCGAGGCGGCGGCCGAGCATTTCGATCTGGTCGACCATATCGTTGGCCAACTTAAGCTGCACGCGCTGAGCCGGCGAGATTTCGCCACCGATCCGCTCGCCGATGGCGCGTTTCATGGCGCCATTCGGATTGAAAACGCGCTTGTCCTTGACATAGGCCGGCTTGAACGTCTTCGTGACAAATCCGTTTCCGGTGACGACCTTGCCGGCGACGACCGGCGAGACGAACGGGGCGATGCGGCGGCGACCGTTGGCGACGTCGAAGTGGATTTCCTCGGTGGTTTCCAGCTGTTCTTCGCGGAAGAAGCTGTTGAGGAAGAAGTGGCTCGGCTGCGGCAGCTCGCGGACGACGCGGCGCAGAACTCCGGTGGTAAAGATGTCCATGTGAGACTCCCTTAGTCGATCATGTTGATGATGGTGATGCCCTTGGCGCGCAGACCCTCGGTGATGCTGGCCACAGTGTGGGCGGTGCCGAGCGTGAGTGCCTGGGCAGCAAAGTCGCCACGGGCATAGGCGAGCGCCTGAGCGTCGGCGCTGGTGGCGTCAACGTCTTGGGCCAGGATCAGGTCCGGCGTCTGGCTACCGTCGCTGGAGGCAGACAAGGACTTGACGTACTTTCCCGAGGCAGTGACCTTGCCCAGGACGGTGCCGCGAACCAGCACGCCCTGGCCGCTGACGATGGTGATCTTGCGACCGACGAGCAGATGGGCGTTTCCGGCAATGAGGTTGTCCTCGGTGCTGGTGCCGACCGTTTCGAATTTGGCTTTGGTGTCCATTTGCGCGGCTCCTTACTTGAGATTCAGCGTGGCGACGATGGACGCGGCGATCGCATCCTCGGTCTCGGCGCCGGCATCCGGCTTGCCTTCCACACCCGACACATCCGGGTTCTTGGTGGCAGCCATGGCGGCGGCGAAGGGGTTGGCGGCAGCGGCCGGGGCTTGCGTTGCGGCAGGCGCGGCGCCAAGGATGGCGGTGGATTGTTCCACGCTCAGGCCGGTGCTGATGCAGGTTTGCGCCAGTTCCGGGTTGCCCTTGGCGGCGGGCAGCGCGAGGATGCCGCTGACGCGGGCGGACTCGGCAGCGACGCCAGCGGCATGGCCTTCGGCGCGTGCTTTGTCCAGGTCGGACTGGGTGATGACGGGCGCGGTGGTTTGACCCGTCGGGTTCTGGGTGCCTTCCATGTTGATCTCCTTTTGGTTGGCGGTTGCGGAGTTGCGGGCGGGTTGCCCGACGGGATATAGCCGGGCGCGTTGCCCGGCCAATTCGGAAATGAGTTGATCGGTGGTGCTGATGCGGCTGGCAAGGCCGGCGTCGACTGCGGCCTGGCCGCGATAGGTCTGCGCCTGCGTCTTGCGCAGGGCTTCAGGCTCGACGCTGAGGGCGGCGGCGGCGGTGTCGATGAACAGGGCGTAGAGGCTATTGATCTCGGCTTGCCAGTCGGCGCGGACAGCATCCGGCAGCGGCTCGAATTGATTGCCGTCGACTTTGTGGGCGCCAGCGAAGATGTGCGTGACCTTGATGCCTTCGCTGGCCAGCGCGGCGGAGAGGTCGATATGGCGCATGACGACGCCAATGGAGCCGGCGTAACCAGTGCTGGTGATGGCGAGTTCGTCTGCGGCGATGGCGGAGAGGTAGCCGGCGCTGGCCGCGACACCGTCGGCAATGGCGACCATGGGCTTTTTGCCCTTGAGGTCAAGCAGGCGGGCGTGGTGCTCGAAAGCGCCCTGCACTTCACCGCCCGGGGTATCCATGACGCGCAGGATGGCGTGAATATCCGGGTTGGCCATGGCGTCTTCGACGTCGGCGGTCAGATCGTTGTAGCCCTGCATGAAGCTGCAGTCGGCCATGACGAACTTTGAGCGATGCACCAGGGCGCCGGAGGTGTTGAGCACGGCGACGCCATCAATGACCTGGTAACCGCGTTCGGAGCGTTCGCCCCGGCGGGTGCTGAACATTTCAGGCTGCGGCGCGGCGCTGGTGGATTGTGCGGCAGCCAGGGCGGCAAGGATGGCGGCGGCCTGCTGATCGTTGCCGAACAGGCGCGGGCCGATGCCGGCGATCATGGCATCGAGCTTCTGCGGGTGGATCAGCAGCGGGGTGTTGAAGATGCGGGCGAGGATGGCGGGATAGTTCATTACTCATCCTCCCCACCAGGAACGCCAGGATCACCTTCGCTTGTAGGCGTAATGGTGATTGGCCGACGAACCCCACCATCAGACTTCCATGAAGATGCAACTGCATCCCCAGCTTGAGGCAAACGCATCATTGATCTCACCGCCGACTCGTCGTCTTCCTGCGGGGTTAAAACACCGGCACGAACCGCAATGCCGTACGAGTCAACAAATGTTTTCATATCGATCTCCGTGCCTTCCGATTCGGCATCATCCGAGGCACTTTCTTCGCCGCCATGCGTCGGCGTCGCGCTGGTGCTCGGCTTATTTGCGTTGCCGCCGAGGGGCGGCAGGCCACGCTCGGCGCGCATAGTCTGCTCGACCTGCTGCTGATCGAGGACTTCTTCATAGTCTTCGCCCTGCTCAGCGCATTCTTTTTCCATAGTCGAGAGGCCACCGGCGACGCGGAGGATGGCGGCTTGCGCCTCCTTGACTGGATCGACCCAGCCCTTGCCGCCGAAGATGAAGCGGCAGCGGGTGTAGGCGTAGCGCTGCTGGTAGAAGTTGACGGCTTCGATCTCACCGGCGTTGACGGCCTCTTCCAGCCACAGCTCATAAATGGGCTTGAGCCAGGTGCTCATCAACCAGCGGCGGCGACCGCTGAAGTAGCGCCAGGCTTCGAGCAATGCGGCGCGGGCGCTGCTGTAGTTGGTCTTGCTGAAATCCTTGAGCAGCAGCTCATAGGGAATGTTCATGCCGGCGGCGATGTGCCGCAGGACGGCGAGCATGAAGGCCTCGAAGGCTTGATTCGGGCGGCCTGGCGTGAAGGTACTAACCTTGGCACCAACCGGAAGCGGAATGACGGCGGCGCCTTCGAGCTTTCGGATGCTTTGGGCTTGCCTGACTGACTGATTCCAGGCGCCGCGCGGATCTTGGCCGAACAGGGCGCCAGCGCTTTCCTGGTCGAGGTCAGATTCGAGGAAGGCGGCGACGAGCGACGAGGCGACACTGGCCTGCAGCTCATTGCTGCTGTACTTCCCGGCCATGTGAAATTCCTTCATCACAGCGGCCAGGATCGGCTTGCCTCGGCTTTGTCCGGTGCGTTCCTTGTCGTGCAAATGAATCACGCGGCGACGTCCCCAAGCGGTGAAGGCCGGGACGATTTCCCATTCCTTGACGGCGGCACGGGCGCCAAACAGACCGTAGGCGTCGCCGGGGTGACGCTTGAGGAATGCATAGTTGATGGGCGCGCCATCGTCATCGAACTGGATGCCGCCGCGCCAGTCGTCTCGGTGTTCCAGGTGCGTTGGCGTGCAGAGGCGATCGGCTTCGATCAGCTTGATGCGCGTCGACCAGCGGGCGTCCGGGCGGGGTTTCCAGATCGGCAGGGCGACGGCATCGCCGTTGGTGAAGGCGCCGGTCAGGGCTTGCAGGGTGAGGCCGAGCAGATCGAGCGTGCGGCCGGCATCGACTTCGCCGGGCATTTCGGCGTAGCTGCGGAACTTGGCTTCGGCGATGTTTTCCCAGGCCAGCGCCTTGTCACGCGTCCAGCCGAGCAGGCGGTAGTCGGGCGTGGCTGAGAGCTTTAGGACGCTACCGACGATGTTGTCGCGCAGGGTCTGCAGCCCGCCGGCGACAAGGCCGTTGTTGCGCGACAGGTCCCGGCTGCGGGACATGAGGGTTTCGAGATCCGGCAGCAGGTCGGCATCCGCACTGGCAGCGATGGGGTTCCAGCCCTGCAGGGCGAGGTCGGAACCGCTGGCGGCATGGTGCGAGACGGCGGAAGCGCCGGCCGGGCCTTGATGGGCGGCGGCGAGGCGGGCGGGATGGCGGCGGCTGCGGCGTGCCATCGTTACACCAGGTAGATTGGGCCGCGCTGGTTGCGCCCTGCCCGTCTGTCGATTTCGCCGGTGACTTCGTCCAGCGAGGCGCGCAGTTCCTTGACGGCGGCCGGGTCGTACTGGATGCGCTTGTCTGCCCAGCCCTGAGCAGACGGACCGGTCAGACGGTCATTGAGCGCGGTCGTGAATTTGTCTCGGAGCTCGACAAGTTGCGAATCGGTGAGGTGGCTGTACGTTCCCATGACCGGCAGATTGCCGGGATGGGGCGGAAATTTTTAGGGGAAATTTTCCTTAATTATTTCCGGCTGGAATCATGGCTGCCCACTGGCTGCGCTGGGTTTCCGAATCTTCGCGGTCGGCCAGCCAGGCCGCGTAGGCTGGCCCGTCGAAGCCGACGAGCCGGAGCCGGCCGGGGAATTCGGCGAGAAGCGCGGCGCAGACGGATTGCTGCGGGCGCCAGAGCACCGGTTCTCGACCTGGCAGGCTGGCCCAGTCATCGAGCGAGTCATACCAGACCAGCGCGATATCGTCATCAGCCGGGGCGGACGCTATCTGTTTGACCGCCGCGTCTATTGCGGACTGACGCCATTCGGCCAGGCGGGTGATGCGCTGAGACACATCGGGCGGCACGGCAAATTCGCCGGCTTCCATACTTCCTATTTCGGAAGTTGCAAGGATTTTTTCATGTTTTTTTGGTGAGCGGGGTGCCGCCGCACTGATGGATAGCGTAGCCAGCTTTTGGCGACCGGAAAGAAAAAGCCCGCGCTTGGCGGGCTTGCTGCCTATCCGGCAGTGATTTCAAAGCTATATCTATTTTTACTAAGCTGCCTGTCCGGCAGTTTTCGAACTCACCACGATACCTTTTCTGAGCTGCCTATCCGGCAGTTATTGCTTTCGCGTAATTACTTTTACTAAGCTGCTTATCCAGCAGTTCGGCAATTACACATTCATCAAGCATTAAAGTCAACGTAGCGTCGAGCGGCCGCGCCGCGCACATCGTCCGGATAGCGATTCTGGTGCATCCAGTCGTGGAATTCATTCGCAATTCGTCGGTATTCACGAACATCATCCGCGCGGATCACCCCGCCTGTTTTGAGCAAGCGAAGACACGCCGAAATATGGGCCTTGTCGGCTTCTGTCGGGGAAATGACTACCGGCGCTTGAGGCTCCGGTGTGGCAACAACAGTGGGCGCAGAAAGCCGGCGCTGGTACTCATTCATTGCCGCCGAAATCAGCTTCGAGAGATCAGCGGTCGAGAGTTTTTCAAGTTCGATCATTTTTTTACCCCGAGCTTTTTCAGCAGCAGATGCCATGCCGAAAAGCTGATGTTCTGTCGCGTTCTGGCGCCGTCCGCCGCCGTGTATTTGCGGAAATTCTGAGCTGTCATGCCGACTAGGCCGGCAGCCTTTGCGCCGCTGATGCCGGTAAATGATCCTTCGCAAACGATATGCCGAAGCTCCCAGCTTGTTGGCGCACGCCACAGTTCCGGATCTTCTGTCACGACTTCACCAGGCAGCAGGTTTTTTACCCAGCATAGCGGCGCGGCGCTGTTCATTGACCTCGCGATCGCGTATTCGTCGATAGATACTGGCATCGAATACAGTCGGTTCTCGCTCTGTAGCCAGAATTCGGCGCGATCATCAATCAGGCCGGCGGTCATTCCGTCGACAATCGAACTTTCGCAAACAAAACCGGCGATCCGCTCACCGTTTTGAAGCAGGTTGATTGTGTGCAGCTCTGTCTTGCTGCGCAGATCATTACGCAAGCGGGCGAAACAATCCCCCAGCGACTCGGCGACTTCGTGCCGCGTGTTTCCTTCGACATCGATATTAATGGCCAGTGTCTTCAGGCCGTAGCTGATATCAGCTTTGCCGCCGGATCTTGGACGGACCTCGAAAGGCCCGACCATGAAGTTTTCTTTCAGCATGATCGGGGTTCCTTTTATTTTCCGGCGTTGGACATAAATTCTTCTTCGCTGACGCCGTAAGCTACAGCGAAGGCGGCGCGTGCGGTGGCGTACTTAGCGAGGATCGCGGTGGCGATTGCGAAGCGCTGCTTGCTGGTCGTTTTTGCATAACGATTGTTGCGGTTGCCGCGGATGGTTGCTGCAATGCTGGCGGCTTTTTCGTCGCCGAGCGTATCGACGATCTTCAGGACGGTGCTGTCGTCGGCGTAGGATTCGAGAACGTAGCGCTGAGCTTGTTCGCCATTGAATTGATTTTCAGCCCGGACGACTGCGTCGGCAGCGAATTCGATGTGCATTGTCATGATCTTCTCCTGAGAGGTACAGCGCTAGCGGGATTGCTGTGCTGATGGGTTTATAATAGCGCGATTCGCGCTATATATCAAGGATTATTTGCAAGTTTATTGCATTATTTTTCGAACAGAATTTGCCTGATCCGCCGAGGCGTCCGGTCAAAAAACTTTGCCAGTTCGTCAATGTTGTCTCCCGTGAAACGGCGTCTGACTTCAGCGGCCAACTGGGATGCGCTCATCGCCCGCTTGCGGGTGTATTCAACCCGCCCGGCGATACGCAGGCGGATGCGGTCGGCGACGTAGCGCGGCTGGTCGTCGAGCGGGATGTTGGCGATGCGCGCCTGGCGCATTTCTTCCTCGACCACGGAGGGGATGTCGTCATCGGTGCGGGCAGTGTCGGTCATGGTGTCAGCTCATCGGGATGGGCGCGAAGAGGGAGTCGTCGTCGGTTGATTCGACGGCGGGCGGTATCGGTGCGGGTGCAGACGTCTGGACGGGCGTCAGGGCTGGCGCTTCGTCATCCGTCTGGCGGGTCGGCAGCAGGGGCGGCTGGGTGAACAGGTTGGGCTCAAGCGCCTTTTCCCACATCGCCCAGGTGCTGGCCGGGGTGTTGTGCAGGCCAAGGATCTGTTCGAGCAGCATAGTGATGACGGTGCAGTCGAGCACTTCGTTGCGGATGCCGCTGGGGCATACCCAGCGCTCTGCCCAGCCATGCGCCATGCGGACGCGGATGCGGTGCTCAGCGGTGAGTTGGTCGAAAAATTCCGGCGGCAGGTTGCGGTTCAGGTGGATATAACCGGGCCCGGGGCGCTTGACCTGGTCGAGCTGGCCATGCAGCGCATCCTTGGCGGTGTCGGTACAGATGCGCCAAAGCTTGACGCCGCGCTTGAGGGTCCGGCCGCTGGCGTTGACGTCGACCCAGGTCGGCTTCATTTTGATCGGCGCGCCCAGGGCGCCATCGCCCTTGGTGGCGTAGACCTTGAGGTGCGAGCGTTCCCGGCAGTAGTTATAGGCCTGGTGCGTCCAGTTGGTGCCGCCTGTGTCGATTCCGGTGGCGGAAATGGGAATGTCGTGACCGTTGACGTGGCGGTAGGTAGTGCGGATGAGCGGGTCGAGCTTTTCGGCCCACTCGGTCTGCTGCGCCGGGTTGCCATAGATGACGCGGTAGTCGATCGGCCAGCGCTCGCCATCGCGGCCAATGGCCCATGCGACGGCTTCCCAGCGGTCGGCTTGGGTATCGATGCCGAGCAGCACCTTGCAGGCGCCGGCCGGGACGATCTGCAGGGGGATGTCGAGATCCGTCTTGGCGCGCTCTCGCAGGACGCTGGCGTCGGTGTGGTCGTATTCCTCCTCCCAGACATCGGCCAGGGTCTCGTTCTTGAAGCCCTGCATCGGGCCGGGGTCGCCCTTCTTCTGCGACTTTCTCGCCTCGAGGAATTCGCGCACGATGTCCGGCCAGGTGCGCTGCGGGCTGTAGGCGGTCCAGGCGCGAACGAACGCGACATGCCGCGGCGGCTTGCGGCGGTTGCCATCGCCATCGGTCCAGACCTTGGCGAGGTGGTCATAGACAAATCCTCCGCAGCGACTGACCCACTGACCCTGCTCCCAGATAACGAGGTAGTCCGCCTGGCGGATGGATTCTCGGCAGTGCGGGCAGACGTGCCGGACGGTCGACGGGGCAGCATCGTCCCATTTGAACCCGTGGGCAACATCGGCGCCGCCCCAGAGCAGCGGATGCTGCGCGCTGCAGTGCGGACAGGGAATGTTGTATTCCATGACCGCTTCGGCGTTTTCGACGCGGCGGCGGACATGGCTGGTCAGCTTGTGCCGGAGCGTCGTGCCAAGGATCACCTTGGGGAATGGCGCGCCCTCAAGGCGACCGATCGCGCCAGTGACCGGGTCAATGGTCTTCTCAACAACCTGATCCATGGCGTCGACTTCGTCCAGGATCGCGGTGGCGATGGTAATCCGGCGGAAGCTGCGCGCGGCCTTGGCGCCGAGGTAGTGCTGCACCGAGCCGCGGAAGCGCTTGAACTTGATCGTGTCGTCATCGCGGCCGAGGCGCCGCACGGGATCGAGCGCCTTGCAGATGTCGAACGATGGCGTGATTTCCGACTTGACGAAGCTGTCGCGGTCGTCGTCGGTCGGCTGCCAGATGCCCAGCTTGCGCCGGCGGTGCCGGGCCTCATACTCGGCAAAGCCGACGATGGTTTTAGTGTAGCCAACCCGCTTTGCCTTCTCCACATCGACTTCGAAGATCTCGTCGTTGGAGAAGGCATCCATCCACCCGATCTGGAACGGCCACGGCACGAACAGCCCGCGCTGGTGGCTCGATTCCTCGTCCAGCTCGAAATTCTCCGCCGCCCAGATGCTGTAGGGCACGGGCGGATCGGCGCGCAGCGGCGCCAGACCTGCTTCAATGGCCTTGCGGATCGCGGCGCGGGTTTCGGGCGGGAGGGCGAGGTTAAGTGTCATGAGCTATGAACGAACCTTCGTCAAACAGTTAAGGCATTGACGCGCATGACTCAGAAACAGCAATGTGGCTTCCTGGCTATAGTTACCGTGCTTCCTAACGCTGTCGATCAGGTTGTCCAGAATTTCCGTAGCTTCGGATGCTTCTTCGATCGCCGCGCGCAATTGCTCGTTTTCAGCAAGCACCTGCTCGTGGTCATAGGTCAGGACAAAGCTCTCGGTCATTTCCTTTAGGGTTGGTTCTGCCACTTGTTTCTCCTAAAAAATCGCGCATTTCAGCGCCCTGCCCTCTTCTTCGCTGCCTGAAGGTCTTCATAATCACGCCGGCAGTCCGCATCGCAGAAGTTCACGCCCTCCGGCAATTCGGCGTCGCAATAATGGCAGCAGCCGATCCACGGCAACCGCTTTTCAACCGCCTGGGCTGCCGAGGCGATCGCGTTGGCGACCAGCTGGTCCTGCAGCGCCTGGGCTTGTTCGAGGTAGTGTTCGTCCATATCAGTAATCCTCTTCGGTCGTAATGGGCTCGGCTTCTTCCTGGATGTCGCCCGGGTCCAGCGCGTCGGCGATCAGCGAGGCGGTCTTTCTGACCATTTCGTTGCGCGCCCTGGCCAACTCGCCCATCAGCAGATCGCGGACGGCCTGCGGCAGGTCCGGGCAGACGCGGGCGATGCCGGCCGGGATCTGGTCCAGGTGATCGACCACCGCCTGCGAGGCGCTGGCCATGACATCGGTCAGCGCCTCAATCGGCGCATAGGTACCGCGCGCCACTTCGTTCTTGATCGATTGCCCGATCCGCTGCTCGCGCGCCAGCAGCGCCCGCTCGGTCGGCAGATCGATGTCGCCCTGTGCCGACCTGCCGGCCGCTTCTTCGCGCAGCTTGCGCAGGTAGCGCACGCGGATCTCGGCCAGCGGCACCGTCTTGTGATCGAGGCCGAACTCGGTCAGCAGCTCCCGCAGGCGACGGTCGCTGATGTCCAGGTGCGCAGCAATCTCGGCCTGCGTCGGCGCCCGCTCGACCCGCCCTGCCTCACTCCGTAGGAAGCGCACATAGGCGATCACCAGCGGGCCGAGGTTGTAGGAATTGCGATCGACGCGCGGGATCACCCCGCGCCCGACGAGCTTGGTCAGCTCATCTGGCGTCAGGTCGAGCAACCTGGCGGCAGCGTCGTGCGGGATGGTTCCGGACATTGTTCAGCGCTCCCAGTCGATCACTTCGCCGGCTTTTTCTTGCCAGCGCCGTCGAAACGGGCCGCCGCACGCTCGGCAGCCTTGGCTGCAGCTTCCGTCGCGGCCTTGGCAATCGCCGCCGTCCGGGCCGCGCAGCGATCCATGCGCTCGACTTCGGCAAGCACCAGGGCAATGCCCTTGATCAGGCTTCTCCGGGGCGTCGAAGGCTTCCACCATTCAGGGGCAAACGGCCAGCACTCCGGCAATCCGACATCCACGGTATGGGCGGCGGCGAAGTAGCAAGCTGCTGCGTTGATCAGTTCGCCGTTGGCGTACTTGTCGTCATGCGCCGGCGCCCAGCCCTCGACGTTGATCTGCCGTTCGCGCTCGGCGATGGCATCGTCGATCGCCGCAATGCCGCGGCGACGCTTCACCGCCGGCGCCGAGGACTCGGCGGGCGCAGCGGAACCGGCGTCATCGACCAGGGCCGCAGCCAGGGCCTCGGTCGAGATCCCGAACTGCGCCAGGTCAAAGCCGGCATCGCTGACCAGCGCCAGCTGCGCATTGCGGATCGCGTCGTCGTACTCGCCGGCGCGGCCGAGGTCGTTATCGATGATGATGTAGGCGCGCTTCTGCGCATCGGTCAGCCCGACACGCCGCATGCACGGCACCGCCGGCAACCCCATCCGGATCGCGGCAAGCCGCCGGCCGTGACCAGCCAGCACCACGTTGTCCTCGTCGATCACGATCACACCGTTGAAGCCGAACTGCTCGAAGCTGGCCACAAGCTGCGTAACCTGAGCATCCCCGTGGGTCATGCTGTTATCCGGATGCGGCTTGAGCGCGTTCGGATCGATCAGCTCATTGCGTTCAATGATTTCATGTTCAGTAGTCAAAACCGGAACCCCCTTAGTGAAGTTGAAAAACAGTCTGAAAACGCGCCTCTACGTACCCGTGTGCTTGGGGCCCCGGGAGGACCCGCTGGGCTGGCTGGATGGTCCGGCCTGGCTGGTCTGTCCACCGATCGCCGACTTGAACCGCTCGGCCGCCCGCTGTTCCTCGATGCGCAGCTCGATGCAGCGGTTGATCGGTGCGCAGACCAAACGGTAAGCCGTGACCCATGCGGCAAGGTCAGCCAGCCAGCGCGCCCAGGTCATGATCTGGGTCGGTTCATTTGTGGCAATGGCTGCCTTGATCGCGCCGCCAACCTCGGCGTAGTCCTGCTCGGTCCATTGGCCGGACTGGATGCGGTCTTCACCAACCAGGACGAAATCCGCACGCATCTTGTCGATGATGGCTTTCATGCTTGCTCCTTTCCTTCCACACCTTGGCGAGGTATGGCAGAGGTGTGGACGTTAAAAACCCTTGAGCTGTGGCCCTCTTCCATACCTTCCATACCTTCCATACTGAAAAAATAGCTGTGCACACGCGTGTACACGCACGCGGGCGCCCGCGCCCGCCCACTCGCACACGGGTGCGCGCCGTCGGTATGGAAGGTATGGAAGGTATGGAACAGCCTTGCAGCACAAGGCTTTTCGGCTTCCATACCTTTTGAAAGGTATGGAACAGGTATGGAAGATTGGTGGTCAGAAAGGCGCACGACGACTCCCTTCTTGGCCGGCTTGATCCGGGGTCCCGCTATCGGCCGACAGCGTACTTTCTGTGGTCGCCTTGGCCTGGTCGTCCGCGCCATCATGTTTCGGCGGTTCGTACCAGAAGCGGGTCATCCCGTTTCGTTTCTCAAACTTCCTGCAGCCCAGCTTGCGCAAGGCCCAGCCGATGCGCGTCTGCACATCACGCGTCATCTTGCTGGCGTCCATCTTCAGCCCATCAACCATTGCCGTGTATGCAGAGAATGGCGATACCTGCTTGTAGACCCAGTCATGCAGGCCATCGACCAGGCTGTCTGGCATTTCTCGCGCCAGCTGCTCAGGGTCGAAGAGAAGCTTCTGCTCTTCCGGCGTTGGATGGAAGCGATGGCCTTCGCGCCAGTAGTGCAGCGCTTCGGCAAATAGCTGGTCGCGGTCGGCGATCAGCGCCTCGACATCGATGTTGCCGACCATCACCGGCCAGAAGCGACGGCCGCCGGTCGGGTCTTTGTTCCACTCCCAATCGTTCGTCGTTCCGGCAAAGACAACGCGGCGTGGCAGGCTGATATTGCGGCGCCCGTAGTGCGGGCGGAATTCATCGAAGCGGCGGGTCAGGAAGGACTTCTGCCGCTTTTCTTCTGAGCGAGCGATGGCGCCCATTTCGGAGATTTCGTACAGCAGCTTGCCCTGCAGGGCGACCATGGCGTCCTTGTTCTGCAGGTCAAGGTCGGTGTCGCCAAACCACTGCTGCGGAACGAGGTGCCGCAGCGCGGTGGATTTTCGCTTGCCCTGCTCGCCCTCGAGCACCAGGCAGTAATCGAACTGACCGCCGGGCCGCATCGCGCGATCAACAATGCCCATGATGAACCAGGCGCCGCAGCGCTTGAGGTATTCGGCCTGTTCTGGCGATTTCGGCCCGACACCAAGATATCGAAGCAGCCAGCCACCAATCCGCTTTTCCTGATCCCATGACAGGGAATTCAGCCAGTCCTGCACCGGGTTGAACGAATGAACGCGGCTCAGGGATTCGACGGCCTCAAGGACCAGCGGCGAACCGGGCGCGAAGTCATAGCGCCTGGTCATCCACATGGCGGTTTGCGTGTCGTCCTGGTCGTCCCACTCGCCGACCTTGCCGGTGGCGTACGGTGGCGGCTTGAGCTTGACGACACGCTGCGCATGCTCGTCGTAAGCGATCACGCCCTGCCATCGCCAGTCATTGGCCAGGACGTCATAGACGTTTGCGGCGCAGGCCGAAATGCGGCCCTTGTCGGTGCGGTGCAGCAGCTTGTACCAGGCCACCCCTGACCCGTCATCAGACGGCGGCGGCGCATCGCTGGCCGGTGGCCCTGGCGGTGCAGGCGGCGGTGCCTCGCCGGCGGCTTCCGGGTCTTCCGGCGCCCAAGGCTTGGCCCGCTCGTCGATCCAGGCCAGCAGCGCTTCGCCGCGCAGGCCTTCCTCGACAGCATCAGCAATATCCCATCCGTCCGGCTTCTCGCCAGGCGCCGGGATCTCGACATTGAGCAGGTCGCAGCCCAGTGCATGCAGCGCTTCGCGCGCCTTGCGCATGGCCTTGACGCCGGGCTGATCCTCTTCGGGCAGCAGCGGCTGCGCCAGGGGATCGGCGCCGGCCTCGATCTCAGCCTTGGTCAGCTTTTTGCGCTTGGCGTCACAGTCTGCCCAGGTAGCCACACGGCGCCCAGCCAGCTGCGTAAGACTAGCCTTGGCCAGTGCGTTGCCACCACCCGGCCAGGTCAGTGTGATGTAGCGATCCGGCGGCAGTTCTGCTGCGCCGGCATCGACGCACTTCTCGCCCTCGACCAGGAGCACAGTGGCGTTCGGGTAGGCATCGAGCTTCTGCAGCCCGTACAGCGGGCGCGGCTCAGGCCATTGCTTGTTGCACCACTTCTGCACAGGCTTGATGCTGTGGCGGGCAAAAGTCCAGGGGACGATATCCTTGTCGCCATCGCTCTTGGTGTAGCGATCGACGTAGCCCAGCAGCTCGCCACTACGCGACAGGTAAGTCCATCGGCGATCCGGGATGCCGCGCCATTCATGCGCCGCACGAACTTCTGGCGCGCCTTCCGGCACTGGCGTGATGACGATCCACTCGCCCTTGTCGTCCTTGTCACCAGCTGGCGCAGCCTTCGGTTGCTCGGCAGGCTTAGGCGCTGGCTTGGCTGCAGCAGGCTTGGCCGGCCTTCCCTTGCCCTTTTCCAAGAGCGGAACAGCATCCGGCATGTTGAATTCGATCGACAGGTCTTTCGCTGCCTGGACGAGATCACCGTTGGTAAACAGATAGGCGTAGAGCGATATCAAATCCCCGCCATAGACATCATCGGTAGCGAAATCGCCCCATTTGCCCGTAATGGTGCAAACAGAGAACGATCCATTGTGGTCATCCGCTCGCATCGGATTGAGCGCGAGATACTCCTTCCCGGCAGCCTTTTTCCCGCCCGGTAACCATCTTGGCAACAGCGAATCGACGCTATCGAGCGCTGCCTTGGCGATGCGCGACCACTCAATATCAGCCATGCAACCTCGCCAGCATCACCGCTGCCGCATCGATCAGGCGCAGCAGCTCGGTTTGTCGCGCCTGCCGCTCGGCGGCGAGGATCTCGTGTTGCGCGAAGGCCTGCAGGTTGTAGAGCACCGGGCGGATCGCGATGGCGAGGTTTTCCGCCGCCTGCTCGCGGGTCACCGCGAACTGCGAATGCATCGGCGTTGGCAGGGTGACGTGGCCAGATATCTCACCCAGCGCATGCGCGATCCGGCGCGAGCGCGTGTATTCCAGCGTTTCCAGGAACGTCAGCAGGGACGGACCAGCGCCATAGTGCGCCGGGTTGAACTGCCCCCAGGTGTTCTCGACGTGCCGATCCAACATGCGCCAGATTTCAGAGCCGCCACCAGGCCACTCCCGGAGCGTTGCCTGACAGGCAATGAAGAGCGGCCGATACCGGATCTTCAGTTTTTCGTAGGAGTCGGCATGAACTGATGACATAAGAATCTACCGCCCGGATATGGGATTGATGACGACGCCGGCTGACGACAATGGCGCCATCGAACAACAGCAGGAGACATCCGCATGACAACCACCCGAGAACGACTTACCAGCCTTGAAGCAGCGCACCGAGAGTTGCTCGCCAGAACGTTGGCGCTTGAGGCGGTATGCCTTGCCCTGCTGCCGACCGTCTGCCAGGCCGATGTGGCGACCACCGCGATACTGCGTGCCGCCGAGGCCGCCCTTGGCGAAGCGCTCAAGGCGGAAGGCAGCGATGCGGAATTCGTCGCGCAGACCCTGCGCTGGTTCCAGCAAATGCGCGGCGACGCACTTCTTCCGGAGCGTGGTGCGCTGTGTCATTGACTCGCCCGATCCGAAGAAAGGCGGCCCGATCCAGTGTGATAGATTGCGGATTCCACTCGCATCAACCTATTACGAAAGGACCGGACCATGAACGATTTCGAATCGAACCTGAAGTCATGCGTGTTCTTCCAGCAGCTCATTGCCGAACTCGAAGCAGAACGGCAACAATTGCTCGAAGGCGCGAAACAGGCCATAGCAATTGTTGCGACAGCCAGCGCCAGGCAGCTCGACGCGGACGTGTTTGCTCAAAACCTGGAGCGCATGGAAGCGCTGTTTTCTCGGCAAGCGCCGAACGAAGCTCGCTCAGAAATTCTGGATTACGCAATAGGCCTGGTGCGGAACTCCGGGAAACCGGCAAGCCAACCTCACTGAGCAAATCGTCAAGCCATTTCCGCACTTGCCGCTGTAGATGCGGAGATCGCGCTGCGTCAGATGCCAGCCATGCGCGGATTCTCGGCACGCCATCCCAAGCGGGAATGTCCTGGAAAACGGGTTTCATATTACGCAACCTCCTGCATCAAATTGCGAAAGGACCGGACCATGAGCGGTCTGAAACACGTTGCTGGTCTCGCCTGGTTTCGTTTGGCGGATTACGAAGCTGCGCGAGCCATCATGGCGGACGGTCACGTCTTGCCGAAGACCTACACCGAATGGCGTATCAAAGCCGAGCAAAACGAGAAGAAAGCGCAGCGCCAGGGGTTCATCACAGTCCGCGCCTACATCGAGCCGGACCAATTCCCCGCCTGGTGCGGCGCCAGAGGCCTGGATGTCGACGCCAAGGCACGCCAGCTTTTCGCCATGACGGTTGCGGACGAGACGGACAACAGCTTGAACTGACATCAAGCGGCCTCCTGCTCTTTGTTGCCGCCTCGCTCGACATCGATCTGCTCACGCAGGGCCAGCAACGATTGGTAAAGCCGTCCTCGGCAGTCTTCCGACTTCCCGTTGCGAAGACGCCAGATAGTTGGTTGCGAGCAACTCACTCGACGCGCGATTTCAGCGTCGCTCAGACCCCCGGCGTACAACTGGTTAACGATGGCTTTTGCGGTATCCATGCACGCAGTCTATACGCGAACGAATAGCTATGTCAATGCACGAATGCATGGATGCTTTGCTGGAGATATACGTCAGTGAATAATCAAAATATGAACAACGCAGACGACCCTATCGCCAAGACGATCGCCGATGCGCTCGACCAGGCGCTATCGAAGGCGGACAGCGGAAAGCGTATGTCTCAATCGGCTCTTTCCCGACTGTCTAAAGTCCCTCAGCCGACCATAAGCAGAGCGCTTTCCGCATTTTCAGTGCCGGAAATCGACACGATAATCAAGCTATGCGCTGTAATCGGTGACGAGTGGATCTTGTCCACCGGGCTTCCAGGCATTGGAGAAATGCTCGGGACCAGCCAAAAAACGCCAGCAAGCTTGGCTGCCAAAGAAGACAAGGCGCCCTACAACCATCCGTACCTTGCCCGTGACCAGGACGAACGAGATTTACTCGATACCTGGCGATCTCGTGATGAGCAGCAGGAAGCCATGTTTCGGACGTTGATGGCAATGTCGGCGAAAATCGACAAAACCGGAACTTAGACGGCCCCCACCATAAGCTGTATGCCATCCGAAAACATGATAACGTTGTTTTCCTGAATAATTTCGAGGCGCCAGGATGAGCAATCAGGTCATGAAGCATTGCAAGGTTTGTGGCGAGGTGACGATGCATGTTCAACCAGCCACATCGCACCTGCTCCACCTTTTTCTCAGCGTGATGACCGCGGGGCTTTGGATCGTTATCTGGTTTTTTGTTGCCCAAAGCAACGCATCGCAATCTCAGTGCTCACAGTGTGGAAGTACGCGAGGTCTATTTGGAACGACCCGGAGCGCCGGCTATTCCAAGGCAAATTACGATAAACCAACACCGGAAACACACGTCAAATGCCCCGACTGCGCTGAGCTTGTTCGCCGCGAAGCCCGCGTCTGCAAACACTGCGGCTGCAGGCTGATACCGCAATGACCATGGAACAATCCAAATACGCCATTCGCGCCGCCACTGAGCAGCGCTTGATGACCAAAGCCACATTAACCCTTTTGGGCATTTGCACCGGGCTCGTAGCGGACGGGAAACTGAGCGACGAAGAAATCCGGTTTCTGTCGAACTGGATGCTGGATAACCGCGAAGTCATTGATCATTTCCGAATCCGCCTGGACGGCGTGCATCCTGGCGCAACGCCGCCGGAAATAACCAGAAACCCTCGTATCAACTGCTCAAGGCCGCCGATGAACACAATTCGGCGCACGGCGCATATTATCGCGCGCAACTATACATTCGCGTATTGACACAGCTATTCGTTGGCGTATAGTTTCCGACATGGACGCATCACGCGTCGATATCGGAGACCGAAATGCCCGACAAGATCATCACCCCGGACAGCCAACTGCGCCGCATCCAGCGCCGGCTGGAAGCGCTCGAGCTTGAGCACCTTCGCCGCTTTGCCAGCCAGCAGGCGGAACGGATCGAGGCGCTGGAAGAACGCATCGAGGCACTCACTGATGACGTGATCGCTGCCGACCGTCAAAGCGAATTCTGGCGAGAATCCTGTTTCGACTTGACCCAAGAGATCGGCAGCGAAGCTGAGGTTGGGATGACCCAGGACGGCCAGATTGGCCTGGTCGACCGCCGCGACTCCCTGATCCGCCGCATCGCCGCCATGACGCCGGAAGCCGGCGAAATCGGCCCCGGCATGCTGGCGATGATCGTCAGCGAGGCGCGCGAACTGATCCCGACGCTGGGGCGCTGAAATGGCCACCGCCCGCAACCCCATCCAGGTCATCAAGGAAGCGAAGCAGATTGCCCAGGACCACGGCTGCTTCGTCGCCGAGAAGGGCGGTGAATTCCTGGTCTATCGGAAGACCTTCGACCGCAACGTCTTCGTCGGCAAGTGCAAGGCGCCGGAGCGCCTGCGCTCGCTGGTCTGCCGCGTTACTGGGTTCCGCTGAGCATGTGGTACGCGATCTCCAACCAGGATAAGCGCGTCATTGCCATGGCAAACGGCATGTGCCGCTGCAGCGTGCTTGCGCAATGGGCCATGCCATGGGGCACGGCGCCAGAAGGCGAAACAGCCCCCTATTTCCTCACCACTCGCCCTGGTTTTTTCCGGGCGGTTTTCCCCATCCATCCCGTTAAGGAGTAGTCCATGCGTCTGCACTTATCCGCCCTGCGCGTCCATCTGGCTCACTGCGCAGCCTATCCGTCCGTCCGCCGCCAGTTCGGCCTGACGTTTTCGCGTACCGGCGTGCCGGGCATTGCCGCAGTGCCGGGTGGTGCGCAATGACCCGCCGCCGCATCACCCGCTTCATCGCTCGCCTGCTGGCGTACTGGCGGATGCGTTCGATCGAGATCGAGCTGGAGGGCAAGCTGGAACGCCTGGCCGAAACGCCGGACCCGATTGCCCGCATCGCCCAGAAGGAACGCATCCAGACCCTGCGCGAGCGCCTGAGCCAGGCCCGCAGCGACTATCTGTCGCTCTTCCCGCCCGGCGAACGGATGACCTGGAGCAATGCATGAGCGCCGCTGACGATCATCGCCTGTCGCCGCAGGGCGCGCTGCTCGGCCTGCCGATGCTGCGCATGAAGAGCGTGCGCATTGCGGATTCGTTCGAGCGCCTGGCGGTGGAAATCCGCTTGCTGCAGGCGAACCTCGACGCCGCACTGGATGCGCTATCGCCCCACGGCGCGGCGGCGCTTGATGACTCGGCATTCCGCACCGTCGTCCATGTGCCGCTTGACCCGCTCGAATTCCGGCAGGCCGAGCTGGCGATCGAAGCGATGCAGGAGGCTGACCCCGACAAAAGCCTCGACGAGTGCGTACAGGAGGTTTTTCTGCGCGGACTCGCCAGTTACGACCCTAGCCACTGCCTGCGCATGGCCGCAGAAGAGGAGCATTTCTGATGAGCACGCCGAAATCCCCCGAGAACATGACCGAGAAGGTCCTGGACTGGTTTGAACGCAACCCCACCGCGAAGACGCGCTGCGGCCCGTTGAGCAAGGCCTTGAAAGCTGACGCCGGACACCTCGCCACGACCCTGAACAACCTCGCTACGCGAGGCCAACTCGGCCGGGTGCGGGTCAAGGTCGGTAAGGACGAAGGCGGCACCGGCGGCGAGCAGTGGGAATACTTCATGCCCACCGGCGGATTCATCGCACCCGCGCCGAAGCCCTACCAGCCGCCCAAGGCATTCCGCCGCGATACGTCGCCTGTCGCTGCAGCGCCGGCCGCACCGGCAGCTACTCAGGTCGCCTCCCAGATCGAAGCAGCTACCAGCGCCACCCATGAAGAGCTGGCGGCTGCCAGGGCAGAAGCTGACACCATCAAGGTGGACATGGCGCAGAAGCTCGCCGACTGCACGGCTCAGCTGCAGGCTGCAGAGCAGCAGCGTGACGCCCATTTCGACACCGCCCAGGAATACAAGTCGCAGCTCGATATCGCCGAGCGTGCGGTTGAAGCCTGGATCGGGCTGGCGCGCGACTTCGGGTGCGAAACGCTGGCCGAACTGCGCGAAAAACTCAACACCAAGAGCAACGCGCCGGCAGCCGCTCCCATTGGCTATCTTGTCCGCGTCCCCAAGCGCAAGCCCCGCCTCCTGACCAAGCAGGAAACCGCGATCGCCTGCGCCAAGGCAGCCGCGAAAGCGGTCGGCCGCGCCGATGTTCTGGCGCTTGTGCCGGCTGGAACCGCTCGCCGCCGGGCGGCTGTAAACGTCGAATTCAACTAGCCATTATCAACGCTCAAAAGGAGCAAACCATGCAGCTTCAACTTCCCCCGCTCGCCGCTGAAGAGATCTACATCGGCGCCATCGGCGATGCCGCCGGCAATCTGCACCACGTCATCCTGCTGCCCGGCGACAACGACGACGCCACCTGGGAAGCCCAGATGGAATGGGCAAAGAGTATCGGCGGCGACCTGCCGAACCGCATCGAGCAGGCCATGCTGTGGGCCAACCACCGCAACCAATTCCAAAAGGACTGGTACTGGAGCAACGAGACGCACCACTCCGAGTCCGGCTGGGCCTGGTATCAGCGCTTCAGCGACGGCTTCCAGCACGACGGCTACCGCAGCAACGAGCTGCGCGCTCGTGCCGTCCGCAGATTGCCCATTTAACCATTCATCCATTTCGAGGCCGTCATGACCACCATCACGCTTGATTTGATCAAGGCCGAGCATGCCAAGCTGGCCGACCTGATCGCCGCCTTCGAGAAGCAACAGGAACCGTCCGCGCTCTACTTCCCGGAGGTCACCATCAAACTCGCGCCAGGCGAGCACTACGCCGGAATCGTGCTCGGCAAGGATGGCGAGGCGAGCCATCACCTGGTGCTGCTTCCCGGCCAGGCCGACGACATCACCTGGGAAAACGCCATGGACTGGGCCGGCAGGCAGGGTGGCGAATTCGTCGCCAGCTTGCCCACCCGCCGCGAGCAGTCGCTGCTCTATGCCAACCTCAAGGAAGAATTCGAGGATCGCGCCTACTGGTCCTGCGAGGCTCACGATTCCGAGTCCGGCTGGGCCTGGTATCAGCGCTGCAACTACGGCCGCCAGCTCACCAGCTACCGCACCACCGAGCTGCGCGCTCGTGCCGTCCGCAGATTGGTCATTGAGTAATTTAGTCATTTAGTTAGCATGGCCACCCATACCCATCTTCCCATCTACAAGGTCGCCTATGACCTGCTCGATGTCGTCACGAGTCTCGTCAAGAACATGCAGCGGGACTTCAAGCGCTCCATCGGGGAGAAGATCAGCACCGAGTGCATCGAAATCACGGTGCTGATCTTTCGGGCTAATGTTGCCCAGGACAAGGCGACTCACCTGCTGGAGCTGATCGAGCGCCTGCAGGTCGCCGAACTGATGCTGCGCCTGTCCATGGACAAGCGCCTCATTTCCAAGGCGGCCTACGCCAAGGCGATTGAACTCACCACCAGCATCGGTAAGCAGGCAAACGGGTGGCGCCGCGCCGCACATCGCCCGCTTCATGGAGGTCACGGCCGCCATGACTGAGCGATCTTTCAATCTGGTCGTGCCGCTGGCTCACGAGGCCACCGCCATGCGCACCACGGATACCGCCGGCAGCGCGCCGGGCCGGTCCGGCGCAGTTTCCCGGCTGAACGCTCGGCCGGGCGACGTAGAAAGCACGATTGATCCGAGTCCGGCTGGGCCTGGTATCAGAACTTCAACAACGGCAACCAGAACAACAACAACCGCAACAACGAGCTGCGCGCTCGTGCCGTCCGCAGATTGGAGCGCACCCGCTGATTTCACCTTCCAGGAACTGGCCCAGGCCTACTTCGACTGCCGCCGCACCAAGCGCAATAGCGCCAGCGCGCTGGCCTTCGAAGAGCGCCTGGAGCAGAACCTGCGCAACCTTTATGACGAAATGCATGCCGGCAGCTACAAGCCCGGCCGCAGCATATGCTTCGTCATCACCCGCCCGAAGGCCCGCGAGGTCTGGGCGGCCACTTTCCGCGACCGGATCGTGCATCACCTGCTGCACAACCGGATCGCGCCCAGGTTCTACGCCCGCTTCATCGCCGATAGCTGCGCCTGTATCCCTGGACGCGGCACCCTGTACGCCGCCAACCGGCTGGAATCCAAGGTTCGCAGCATCACCCAGAACTGGCGCCGGCCGGCGTACTACCTCAAATGCGACCTCGCTAACTTCTTCGTCGCGATCGACAAGCGCATTGTCCGCGGACTGCTCGCCAAGCAGATCTCGGAACCCTACTGGATGGCGCTGGCCGAAACGATCCTGTTCCACGACCCGCGCCAGGACTTCGAATACCGTGGCGACCCAGCCCTGCTGCAGCGCGTCCCGCAGCACAAGCGACTGAGCAGCCAGCCGGCACATTGCGGCCTGCCGATCGGCAACCTCAGCAGCCAGTTTTTTGCCAACGTCTATCTCGATGTGCTCGACCAGTACGTCAAGCACGGCCTGCGCTGCCGGCATTACATCCGTTACGTCGACGACTTCGTACTGCTGCACGAATCGCCGCAATGGCTCAACGACGCCAGGATCAAGATCGACAGCCTGCTGCAAGAAAAGCTGGCGGCGCGCCTCAACCCCAAGAAAACCATCCTGCAGCCCATCGAGCGCGGCATTGATTTCGCCGGCCAGGTGATCAAGCCATGGCGCCGCACGCTGCGCCGCAGAACGTTCAATGAAGCCATCAGCCGAATTCGCGCCACGGCGGCCGCCAATCTGTTCGAGACGGCAAACAGCTACTTCGGCCTGCTGCGCCAGGCAACACACAGCCACCACGACCGCACCTGCCTGAGCAATGAACTGCGCAAACGCGGCCACAGCATCAAATCCGACCTGACCAAGACCTACCGGAGCCCGTCATGA